CCGGCGCGACGGGGGCGCAGGGTGAGCCCTGGAGTCAATGGCAGGGCACGTGGGACACCGGGGCCAGCTATGTCGTGAACGACGTGGTGGAGCACGAGGGCAGTAGTTACATCTGCATCGCGCCGGCCGCCAACACCGATGACGTGCCGCCCGATGAACCGACGCTGTGGGAGTTGGTGGCGGCCAAAGGCGACACCGGAGACACCGGTGCCGTTGGAGCAACGGGCGCGACGGGCTCCACCGGAGCGACGGGAGCCACTGGCCCGACAGGAAGCACAGGCCCGACTGGTGCGACAGGGGCCACGGGCGCGACTGGACCAACCGGCCCGACGGGACCAACCGGGGCGACGGGTGCCGCCGGTGCCGCGTGGAGCCAGTGGCAGGGCGCCTGGGACACCGGCGCCAGCTACATCCCGCTCGATGTCGTGGAGTACCAGGGCAGCAGCTACGTTGCCATTGACGACACGACGAACGCCGATGACCCGCCACCCGATGAGCCGACGCTGTGGGAGCTGGTGGCTGCTGCCGGCGCCACGGGACCCACGGGGCCACCTGGCGCCACGGGTGATACCGGCGCGCAAGGCGACACCGGAGATACCGGCGCGACAGGGGCCACGGGCGCGACGGGACCCACCGGCGCGACCGGGCCGACCGGAGCAACTGGGCCAACGGGACCAACCGGCGCGACAGGTCCCACCGGGCCGACTGGCGCCGTACAGACCAACGCGCGGGCGTTCGTCGTCCTGATCGGGAATGGCACGGACGCCATCCCGACCGGGGTGTGGTCCGATTTCAGCACGCCCTACGCGGGCACGATCACCCGGTGGCGCATCCTGGCCACCAAGTTCACCTCGGGTTCCACGGGGTCGGTGGTGATCGACATCTGGAAAGACACCTACGCCAACTTCCCGCCCGTGGACGACGACTCGATCACCGCATCGGCGCCGCCGACCCTGACCACCGCCGCCAAGGCGGAATCCACCTCGCTCACCGGCTGGACGACCAGCTTCAGCGCGGGAGACACCTTTCGCATCAACGTCGATTCAGCGTCGACCGTGACGCTGGTGGCGCTTGAGCTATGGCACACGGTTTAGGAGGAGGAGGAAACCCATGAACCGGAGACGACTACTGGCAGTGATCGCGGCCGCCACGGCGGCATTGATGAGAGGGAACACGATGGCAGCGGGGGATTGCTTCCTGACACGCGGCGCGAACGTCGCCGGGTGCGACCTGAGCGGCAACACCTACGATGGCGACGACCTGACCCGCGCCAACATCAGCCGCACGCAGCTCGTCGGCGCCAGCTTTGTCGGCGCGAACCTGACGCGGGCCAACCTCAGCGGCGCCAACGTGACGGACGCCGATTTCAGCGGCGCCACCATCACCGGGGCGAACATGAAGAACCAGGTGCGCTGCAACACCACGCTGCCCGACGGCAACGTGGATAACTCGGGCTGCTAGGGTGTTTTGCCCTTCTGGAATCTCTGGCGGTTTCTTTCCGCCAGAGCGGCTCTTCTCTCGGGAGTCCACGCCTTACGCATGGATTCCGACATCTTTTTCTTTTGCTCTTCAGACTTCGGTTTTCCCTTGTTCGTTAGACCAACTCGTCGGCCTCGCTCGCGCTGTTCTTCAGCGTGGTATTCCCGATGATGGGTGCCGTTGTCTGGACAAGCCACAAGGTTTTCAGGGGCGTTGTTGGTTTTGTTTCCGTCAAGATGGTGGATGGTCCAACCATCGGGGAGGGGGCCATGTATTGCCTCCCAAACCACCCTGTGCTCAAACGGCCAGCGGCGCTGACCCAGGGAGGTTTTGACGCTAATGTATCCATGGTGGTTCAGTCTTCTTGAGCCAATCGGCTTTGCTGCGGGCATCTCAACCTCCCGCTTCATTATAGAATGCGAGGCCCCCAATTCCCACTAGGTTCTACTTCGATTCCGCGGCGACGCCGGATATCTCGCCGGCGCCTGCCGCCGAATGGGACCGCACGGCGGACCTGACACGCCGCGTGCTGAACGCGGTGAAGGGGTCGTCGGCGCGGGAGGACTCCGGCTCGCTGCTGAGTGAGCCGAACACGATCACGACCTCGAACCAGGACCTGTTGCAGGGGCAGCACATCTCGGAACCGCTGGCCGCGCAGACCATCAGCGGCACGTTCAAGTGTTACCTGCAGGCGCGCGAGAGCAACGCGGCGGCGAACTGGCGCAGCCAGATCATCATCCGTGTCGTCAGCAACGATGGCACGACGGTGCGCGGCACGCTCTACGCGGGCGACACCGGCACCCTCACCGGCGATCCGACGAGCGAATGGAACGCATCGACCAGCGCCGAGGAGAGCCGGGCCTTTCCGGTCGGGGGATCGACGGCGTTGTCGTCGCTGGCGATCTCCGCGCAGGATCGGCTGGTGGTGGAGACCGGGGCGCGGGAGCACAACACGCAGAACACGAACCGGCAGGGGGCGATTGTCTACGGCGAGCCAGCCGGGGGCGACCTGGCGGAGAACGAGACGCAGACGGCCACCAACCTGGCGGGGTGGATTGAGTTCTCGGGCACGATCGGGCTCTATGTGCCGACGACCAAGCGCGTGATTGCGCGCATGATGATGATTGGCTAACTGATGAGGTTGTGCAGCATCACGATCACACCAGATGGGACGTGCGCCGGCGCGGAGGACGCGTACGGGAGCGTTGTCGCGCTGGTCGACGAGTTCCTGACGTATCCCGGTGGCGAGATTACGAACTTTGCGGCGACGCGCAACGCCGCACTCCGCAGCATGCCGCCTGAGTGTGACTGGGCGCTGGTGCTCGATAGCGACGAAACGCTGTGCTTCATGGATGCGGCGGCGGTGCGGGATGAGCTGGAGCGCACGAGCGCTGACGTGCTGCGCGTCATGCAGGCCGATGGCAGCTATGCCAAGGACCGGTTCTTCCGGCTACCGCTCCGGGGGCAATGGGTGGGGCCGACGCATGAGGCGTTCCTCTGCACGGGCACGACGGAGCTGCTGGAGGGCGTGACGTTCCGCGAGCGCGCCAAGTCGCTGGCGGCGCTGCGGGCCAAGTTCACCAGAGATGTGGCGATCCTGGAGCCGTGGACGGCGCGCTATCCGCACGATCCGCGCTGGTTCTACTACCTGGGGGAGAGTTACGCGGGCCTGGGCCGGGTGGAGGATGCCTGCCTGGCCTGGGAGACCTGCTGGGCGCTGGATGGCTGGGACGAGGAGTCGGCCTGGGCGGCGTACCGGATCGCGGTGGAGCGGACCGAGCGCGGCGATCACGAGGCGGCGCTGGAGTGGTGCCTGCGCGGGATGCAGCGGCATCCGGGGATCGCGGAACTGCCGTTCATGGCCGGGTTGGCGTGCTACCGGCTGGGGCGCTGGCAGCATGCGGCGCACTGGGCCGGGCTGGCGCTGGCGCACAACCTGGCCGATGGGCCGCACGGCGAGCTGTTCCCCAGGCGATCCGGGTTCCGCTATCTGCCGGGGTTGTTTGAGGGGCCGTACGACGTACTGCACTGGGCGATGAAGCAGCTGGGTGAGGACGGGGCGGCGGCGATCGCGTGGCGGGGCTACGTGGACGCCAGGGCGATGCGGCTGGGTGAGGCCGCGTAAGGGGTGCGCCGGAGCGGACGGATATGGGGTCCTGACCGCTCCGACTTCGCCAGATGGAAGGAGTGCTTCCAGATGACGCCGGGTGATGATCGCCGGGAAAGGAGATAGGCGCAATGGTGCGTAAGGCGCTGATGGACACCATGCGCCGGTTCTCGCCGTGGCGCGTACTGATCCTCCTGATCGTGGTGTATGTCGCGATCAGGCTGGTGATTCCCTGGTTGGTGGCGGTGGGGGTGCCGTTCTGGGCGCGCTCCATTTTTCTGGCGATGGGGCCGCTGGTGGGTATCTGGGCGGGACCGTGGCTATCTGTCCGGCGGCGCTAGCTCATGGATTCCCAGACGACACTGCTGGCCGCGATCGGGGCGCTGTGGACGGTGTTGACCGCGGTGGTCTCCGCGTCGCTGAAGTGGCTGCTGGAGGACCGCAAGACGATCGCCGCCGACTGGGGCAAGCGGCTGGCCGAATGCCAGGCGGAAAGCACGCGCAAGGACGAGAAGCTGGACGAGGCGGCCGACCTGCTGCGGCGGCAGAATGCGTCGTTGCAGGCACAAATCGAGGCATTGCAGGCGATGATCGAGCAGCGGAAGACACCGTGATCGGCTGGCTGCTGCACCGGCTCGGGGTGCAGGACGAACGCCCATTGCCGCGCGATATCTGCGCGCCGACAGCATCGGAAGTGCGATACGAGCAGGCGCGGCACGACACCGAAGCGGTGCTGCGCCGCGCCGACCGGCACGCGCTGACGTGGGAGCGGTTGTTTCAGGTGAGGGGAGGGCACGATGCTGCATCTGGCAACCAGCCTGACGCCAGATGAATGGCTGCTGGCCTACATCGCGGCCTTTGGCCTGTTGTGCGCGGCGCTGATCGGGCGCGAGAGCCGCCTGGGCTGGGCCATGTTCACCAAGAACGTGGTCTATGCGACGGTGTTCGGCTATGCGGTGTTGCGCCGCTGGGTGCCGGAGTATGACTCGTATCAGGTGATGATCGGCGTGCGCTGGCTGCTGGCGCTGGCGCTGACCTGGGCGACGGTGGAGTTGGTCTGCGCGCGCTGGCCGTGGCGCTGGCACAACGGGAAGCCGCGCTGGACCTGCCGCACGATTCGCGTCTGCGATCAGGATCCCTGACCCCGAATAGCCATAGATGGTCTATACTGGCTTTGACGACTCGGGTGATGCGAATGCGGACCCATGCCTGGACAGAACCTCCCGGAACCACCCAGCAACCAACCGGCGAACCGCCCGTGGGCGGTGCTGACGCCCGTGGTGTTGACCTTCTTGGCGCTGGCGGGGTTGTGGCTGGCGTGGTCTGGGTTGGGGCCGACCGGTTCTGTCGCGGTCTCGAGCCCGCCGAGTGCCGGCGACTCTTCCGCGAGGTCCCCCGGCTCGTCCGTGACGTTTGCGCAGGTGGCGACGCTGATCGCGATGGAGCGGGCGACGCCCGGGCCGGCGTTGCTGGCGACCATGGAGGCGATCCCGGTCTATCTGGCCGAGGTGACGCCGACCGCGATCCCGACGCTGCTGCCGGCGACCGCGACCTACGAAGCGCTGATGAAGGCCGCGCGGGACGCCAACGCGACGGCGACGGCCGCCGCGAGGCCACGCAGTTGCTACGAGACGCTGCCGGGCCAGGACACGGTCTGTTTCTGGCCATCCCCGACCCCGACGATGCCGCCACCGCTGCCGACGTTGCCGCCGTGCGGGACGCCGATTCCGGGAGAGCTGTGCCTGCTGTACGAACCACTGGCGCGCGCGGCGGGCACGCCGTTGCCGGTGATCCTGCGCCTCACGCCGGGGGTGCCGCGATGAGTGCGAACGATGCGCGCTACGTGGCGATGGCGTTCTGCCTGGTGCTGCTGGTGACCGTGTGGGGCGTGTGGCCGCGGCGGGGTGATGCGCGGGAGTGGATCGCGGCGCGGATGACCGCCTGGGCCTGCAGCCATTGGGGCCACGATTGGACGTTCTACGAGCGGCATGAGCTGAACGAGCGGTGGGCCGTGTGCGGGTACTGCGGCGCGCGGGAGCGGGACTGGTAATGCCGAACTATGGCGTCACCTGCCCAGTCTGCCGCTATTCCAGTCATTCCGCGTGGCTCAGTTACCACTGTCCGAATCCGAGTTGTGGCGCGCTGCACGAGCGGCTGTATCGCAAGGAGCATCCGGACCCTGCGCGCGGGCGGGAGATGACGCGCGAGGAGATCGAGGCCGAGATTGCGGCGGCGGTGCGGGCGGGGTTCTACGCGTTGCCGGAGGTGGCGGCGTGATCGTGATCAGCGAGCCGTCGTTCGCCTGGCAGCCACTGCATTTTGTGTGTCCGAAGTGCGGCGGCGTGGTGCAGTTCGAGGTGGCGGACGTGACGGGGCTCAAGGGAATCAAGCCGCGTCAGGATGCCGAGGGGCGATGGATCGTGACCTGCCAGTGCACGTGGTGCCGCACGGTGGAGACGTTCCGCGAGGTGACGACGTGAGCGTCCGGGAGCGGTTCGTCAATGTCGCGCTGGGCGAGGTGGGCAAGGCCTACGAGGCGCACCGGGACTGCTCGGGTTTCGTAGCGTGGGCCGTGCGCCAGGTGGGGATCACGATCCCCGAGGGCAGCGTGGCGCAGTTCGGGGTGGGGCAGCGGACGTTCGACTATGCGGACGAGCCGGGCCTGCTGCACTTCTGGGCGACCTACGGCGAGGACCCGGGGCACGTTGGTATCGGCATTGGCGGCGGCAAGGTTGTCCACGCCATGAACGAGAGCGTGGGGATCACGATCTCCAGCCTGCGGGCCAACATGGGTGGCAAGAACCGCTACATGGGCGCGCGCAGATTCATCATGGAGGGGGCTCCTGATCCTGAGGAGCCGACTGGGAAGCCACCCAAAGGAAGCGGGCCTGAGGGTGGCGAGCCGGGTTCAACTCCCGGCCCTTCCACCAGACCGACACGGGACCGGGAGCGGCGGGAGCGTCGCGAGGATCGCCGGAAGAGCCGGGGCGGCAGGCGGGGGCGGCGATGAGCTGGCAGTTGCACGAGATCCCGTTCCCCTGCGACCCATTGCCCCGACCGGAGCCGGGAAACTTCTGGCGCATCCCGCTAGATCACCTGATCTGCGCACGCGATGATGCGGGAAATGTCACGCGCGACTGTTCGACCTATGAGCAGGAATGGCAGTGGTTTCTGAGCCCTGAGTTTCGGGCTTCAGAGCGCGACTACGTGATTGTGGTGCGCCTGCCGGACGGTACGGATTGGGTCGTTGATCACGCGAGTTCCCGCAGCCTGCAAGAGCAGCGCCCGCAGGGATGGAACGTATCGGGAGAGTTGCCGCGCATTTCGGTCACGCCGAGCATCCACGTCATTGGCCGTTACCACGGGTTCGTCACCGATGGCGTTCTGACCGACGACCTTGAGGGGCGGAGCTACTGATGACCGCCGCGCCCCAAACGATGACAGCGCATCAGTACCTGTACGTGCCACCTGGGGAGCGGGGCGCGGTGGCGTTGACCTCACCCTCGGGCGAGACGGTCGTGCTGGTGCTGTCAGTGGTCGACAGTGTCCCGCAGGTCATGATCGCCACGCCGGAGGGGCAGCGGATCGAGTCGGCGGGATGGAGGATGACGGCGTTGCAATCGTCTTCTGAACAGCGGGGGCGGCGATGAGTCCTGCAGATGGGGTGCATATCTGCATTTGCCCAATTTGTGGTCGAGAGAAGTGGTGTTACGCGGCACGAGAGCCTGGTGAACCTGAACCGCCATGTGGGCTTTGCCACCTGTCGCGCGAGCAATCGCTAACCGGGGACGACACATGACCGTCACGCCACAAACATCCTTCCGAGCCACAGGAAACACCGACCGGGCGTCATTCCGCGCGCAACTCTCCCGTACGCAATCGGGCGCGCCCAGCCCGGTCGCACCGGAGGCCGACGCAATCTACGACGTGTTGGCCCCGTTGGGATTGACGCGTCTCGGGGCCGCGATCGCGTGGATCGAGCGCAGCAACGAAACCAACCCCGCTGATCTTCAGTACTACGGCCGCGAGTTGCACAACCTGTTTGCGGTCAAAAATCCACCGGCCGAGCAAGCGACCAAAGGCGTCTGGCGGCGATACCCGAGTTACGCGGCCGCCGCGGCCGATTGGGGGCCGTACATCCTGGGATCGGTCTATCGCGACCTGACCACCATCGCGCAACTGATCGAGCGGTACGCGCCGTGGAGCGATGGCAATAACCCCGACCGCTATGGCCGGCAAGCCGCCGAGCTGATCAATCAACTGCCCCTGCTGGATGAGGAGGAACCACCGGTGAGCGATTGGGCACCTGTAATCTACGACCTGGCCAACGATGCCCATGCGCGACGCTTCGGACTCGAGCCGTGGCAGGCCGATCAGATCATCGCCAAGCGCATCGAAAACCGCAACGGCCGCGGCGTGCAGGCCATTGAAGCCATCGGGTTGCACGTCCAGGACGGCTATACCGGTGGCAGCCTCGAGCATTGGCTCACCGTTTCGGCCAGCAGCACCATCATGGTGCAGCAGGATGGATCGATTCTGCGCGTTGTGCCCCCGCAGCACGGGCCATGGACACAGGGAGACGTCAACACCCCGAGCGCTCGCGCCCGCAAGCTGCTCGATCGATTCGGCTGGGACCCGAACGTCTACAGCCTCACCATCGAAGCGGAGGATGCCCGGACGCTCGGCATCAATGCCGCCCAGGAGCGCACGATCGCCTGGCAGATACGGCAGTGGCAGAAGGATTACCCGAAGCTGGCCGGGGCTGATTGGGCCGATCGCACCCTGGGGCACTACGACATTAATAGCGTCGTCAAGCGCAACTGCGGAAAGTACCGGGACGCGATGGTGGCGAGCCTGGCGGCCGGTGGTCCAGCGATCCCGGATGTGCCGACGTATCAGGGCTTGCCCGCCTGGCTGACGCCGGCGGCGCTGGAGGCGGCGTTCGAGCTGGCCGATCCCAAGGGTGTGGTGACGAAAGCGGTGATCGCCTGGGCAGCCGAGACGGGGCGCACGCCGTGGTTCGTGGGCAAGACCGACCTGGGCAACAACCGCAACATCTGGCGGTTCGCGGACGTGACGCTGTTCAACGATGGCAGCAAGGTCTGGCGCGAGGGTCAGGCAGCCTGATGATCGCGGTGCGGTGCCAGAGCTGTGCGCGGCGGTTTGCGCTGTTCTGCCTGGCGCCGAGCGATCCGTGTGTTTTCTGTGGAGCACGGCAGGTCGTGGAGATCACGCCACAGGATGCACCGCCGGCCGTGATGGAGCCGCCGGCGATTGAGCGGGTGGTGATTACGCAGCGGACGGTGAGCATCGCGAGAGCGCTGGTGGCGCAGGCGCTGGGAGAGGACGAGGACGGATGATCCGACGCTGGTATCACGCATGGTGGCAGAACCTGGATGAGGACCGCGCCACTGGCCGCGCCAAAGGGCGTGGTTGGCGGCATGGGCGGGCGTGGCTGGATATCGGACCGTCCGATGAGCGGAAGTATCCGAGCCGGCCGTGGAACTTCGGCGTGGAGTGGGTGCTGGCGCAACTCGGGCACAACTGGCTCGGGGTGAGCGCAGCGTTGGGCGAAGGTGATGGCGACGACGAACTGCACACCAGCGTGCAGGTGCCGGGCGTGGCGCTCTACCTGCACGCGCAGACCCCGCTGACGCGCAAACTGACCGCGTTGCTGTGCCGCAAGAAGACACACGGCTACCGGGCCGCTAAGGAGTTGCGCGTGGCGATCGGGAGGCATCCCCTGACGCTGCGCTCCAAACTCTGGACCGACCCGTGGAGCGAGGATGGCGCGCCGAAGTGGCGCGATCTGTACCTCGAGCTGAGGCCGCTGCTGTTTGGGAGAGCCACGTACCACCGGGAGGTCATCGAGGAGCGCGAGGTGCTGGTGCCGATGCCGGAACGCGCGTATCCGGCGACGGCGGTGCTGACGGCATGCACGTGGACGCACCAGCGGTTCGGGTGGCCACGGCGGCGGTTGCTGCGCGTGGAGATCGAGATCCCGGGCGGTGTCCCGGTGCCGGGCAAGGGTACTGAGGCATGGAACTGTGGCGATGATGCCACGTTTGGCCTGACGACGCCGGCGGATTCGATCAGCGAAGGGATCGCGCGGCTGGTGCAGACGACGCTCGAGCGGCGGGAGCGGTATGGCGGCCGCCAATGGTCGCCGGTCGTGACGACATAGGAGAGGGAATCATGAACCTGTATGTGTGGATGGGCCGCATCGTGGCGCTGGGGCTGGCGCTCATGCTGCTGCTGACCAGTTGGGGCGCTGTCGCCGCGGCGGTGATGGGCCAGGGCGCGCCGCCGTTCGATCTGCCGGTGGGCAGCAACTACGTGATGGCCGTGGCGGTGGTGGGATTCCTGATGAGCCCGATCATCAGCTTCCTGAACCGGGTGGGCTGGAGTCCCGAGGGGAAAGCGGTCGGCGCGTTCGTGTGGTGCTTCGTGGCGGCCGCGATCCTGTTCTTTGCCGGCGACCGCTTCGATACCGTGGTGCGTGATCCCAAGGTGCTGTTCGGCACCTTCCTGGGCATCTTCCTGATGGCGACAGGCCTTTATACGTTCTATTTTCGCCCCTCGGGCATCGGCCCCTCGATCGAGGAGGCCTCCGGCTAAATCGTTTACCCAACCCTCCCCCTTTCCCTGCACCAAGGCCCAGCTTATCCCGGCTGGGCCTTGGTGTGTCTGCTCAATCATTCCCGTCGTGTTGCTCTCGTTCCAGTGTCTGCAGCGCCAGGTCGACCACGCCGGCCATCAGGATTTTGCGTTCGCCGCGTTCCCAGCGCGAGATCGTGGCCTCGGAGACCTGGAGCGCGCGCGCCAGTTGGGCCTGCGAGAGCCCGAGGGCTTCGCGGCGGGCCGTGAGCTGCTGGGGCGTGATGGTGGTGTCTGGTTCTGTCATTGGCTGGCACCCTCCCCGTGCGCTCGGATCGTAGTGATCCAGGCCACGAACGTCTCGTCGTCGGGAGGCTCTTGCGCTCCGGTCTGGATATTGTTAATCATCATCCACGGCACCCCGAGCAAATCTCCCGCCTCGCGTAGCGTGAGTCGGGACGCGATGCGTTCCTCGCGCAACTGTCGCGCCCTGGGATTGCCGGCGTGGGGGTGGGTGATGGCTCGCTCGCGCTCCCGGCATGGCACGCAGAAGCGACGGCTTTCGTGAATGCCGACGCCGTCGACAAACTCCAGACCTTCCATGGCGCCATGCTCAGCGCAAACCCCGGAGATCATCGCTGCTCCTGTGGCGTGGGTGGGAGCGCCCGCTGGCGCCCCCGTGCTTCGATCAGCATAACGGTTGTGCAGATGGCTAGCAGCGTGCCGGCCGCGAGCGTGACCGCGACGGCCAGCGCCAGCCAGAGCGGGCAGCTCCAGAGGGCCTGGATCACGTCACCGACGGTCATGGCTGTCTCCCTCCTGGGGCAAAGATTTTCCGTGCCCAGCGCACCAGCCAGTCGACGCGCTCCCGGTTACGGTCGTAGGTGAGGCGCGGCATTGTCAGCAGGACGTCGGAGCCGAGCGGGATCGCGACCGGCTGTTCCGGGTCGTCGGGGAGCGCAACGGTTTCGGGCACGGGGCGTGACGGGGCTTCGATGAACGTCGTTTGCTGGCCGTCAGTCATGGCTGGGTTCTCCGTTCATGCGTGCGCGGACACAATCGGGGCACGGGCAGGGACCACCCTCGCGGGACATCGCCACGGCATCGACGACGGCCAGCAGGACGCGGGACGGGACGCGGCTCCATACCTGGAGATAGTGCGGGATGAACCATTCTTCGTCCGGTGTGAAGATCCCGATCTCGCAGTCGGTGCTGCGCAGAAGCTCTTGCAGTTCGGCGTCCTGTATTCGCTTCGATCGCAGTGGCTCAGGACCATAGTTGCTGCAATAGTGTCCGGTTCCGAAGCCACAACTGACCGCCCAACCATTGGGCAACATGATGCGTCGGACCTGATAGTGAGCAGTTGGGCGGGTCGATTTGTCTCGGATTTCCAGTTCTCGGCCCAGTTGCTCTAGCGCCTCACCGACGGTCATCGTCATCTCCTGCACCGTCATGGCCAGACCTGCGCGGCGTGCTCGGCGTGGTCGCGGTTCATGTGGCGGGCCAGCGTTTCGGCGGCCGCGAGCGAGTCGCAGATGATCTCCGGGCTGCCGGTGCGGCGATCGACCACCACGGGCTCGGTTTTGCCCCGGATGAGGCGAAGTTCGGCGGCGAACGGGTCGGGGGTGATGATGGCGGCGTGTGGGCGCTCGTGGGCGATGGTTGTGGTCATAAATCACCTTCCTTGGGGTTTACCGTCATTTCCTCGTGCCAATGCCTTGAAAGCGATGAGGATTCGATGGGCAATATCCTGTAAAGCACCTGCCCTTGGGTTTCGATCCATTCAGCCGTGAACTCCACGAACAGCGGCCAGATGTTGCGGAGCACCCGGTTGCGGTGCCGTTGCTTTTGCCACTCCGGCAGGCGCCGGTAGTCCTGATGCGCCACACGGCGATCAACGTTAAGGTCGTGGTCCAGTTCGGCCAACCGCTCGACCAAGGCGTCACGCTTGGCATGGGTGGCGTGCTTTTCCTCTGCTGCCAACGGATCGTGCGTCTCGCAGTACCAGGCACCGTCCATCATCTCGATGTCGGCTTTCGCGCCGCAGACCGTGCAGACGTGCATCTGTGCTCCTTTCGTGTGCCAGCGCCGGGACGATAGGGGCACCGTCCCGGCTGCCAGCGAGGCTGTGGCCTATCCGGCAAGCCGCGTGGGTGGCGCGGCTGGGCCGGTGGGCGCGAAGGACGGGGTGAAGCTGGTGAGGGGCCGCGGGATCGTGTCTTGTGAGATGTTCTCGAGCGCGTCCTGCAGCGCGTCGATGTCGTTGGTGGCCGGGGGATCGGCCAGGTACTCGTGCAGCAGGCGATCCCACAACCGGCCGTATTGCGCGTCGTTCAGGGCCGCGATGTCGTGGGCCAGTGCGGATGGTGCTGGCTGCATGGCGCGATCGTCGGCGGGCTGGGTGGCGGCGAGGCAGTCGGGGCAGTAGGGGTCGCCGGCCTCGGGCTCGGGGACCAGATCGCCGCAGCCGCCGGTGCAGGGCACGAGGTCGCAATCGTCGGGCGGGTGCATGGAACCGCAATCCGGGCAATTGATCAGGCTGGCGATGTAGCCGCTGCGCTGCTGGCCATCGCGCAGGTAGCGTGCGCGCCGCAGACACTTCCGAGCCGATTCATAGCTAACACCCTGGCGGCGGGCGATGTCCTTGATGGTCAGTCCCTGGTCGTGCAGCGTCACGGTCTCCTGCTGGCGCGGCGTGAGCGTGAACTCGCCCTTGCGCCGTTTCGGAGCAGGTTCGTTGCTGCGGATCGTGACGTGGGCGCCCAGCGCGGTCGGGGCCAGCTCGGGCGTGTTGTCCGGGATATGGACGATGGCGTAGGTGCTGGTGGTCATGTTCGTCTCCTGTGGGGCTGGGGGCGGGCTCAGCACCCGCCCCGCTGATCGTTAGACCTGGTGGACGACCGGGAGGTTGCCGAGGCCGGCGCACTTGGGGCAGGTGTCGTACTGCATCAGGTGCTCGTTCTGGACCTTGCCGCAGCCACGGCAGCGGGGGCATTCGCGGGTTTCGGCCGGCTCGTAGAGCGCGATGGCCAGCATGAGCGCGTCCTGGGGATCGCTGGCCGGCTCGGGAGCGGCGGGAACGTCGACCGTGACACCGATGTGGTGGTAGAAGGCGGCGCGGTGCTTGCAGACCGCGTCGTCGTTGCGGCCGGCCGGGCAGCCGCACATGACCGCGATGTTGCCCTGCACGTCGAGCATGTAGCGGACGTTGCGGCGGGTGCCGCTGCTGGCCCACCACTGGCCCGAGGGACCCTGGCTGATCTGGATCTGCTGATCGACGGCGCGGAGGCTGGCGCGCTGCCAGCGGTCGGGGGTTTCGCTGAGGATGGTGGCGGTTGCGGTTGCCATTTCGGGGGTCTCCTGCCACACTAGTGGCGATCATCTCGATTAAGGCCGGGGTGTTCACCTGAGGGCTTGACCGTTTGCCGCGGTCGGCCCTCGCTCTATTGTTGGTTCCTCATCTGCCTCCTTTCTGTCTGCCCCTATCTTACCAACGGCAAGCCCATTTGTCAACAGTGACGGTCTAGCTGGTTTCTGGCTATTGGACGAGCCATGAACCCCGGGCTAGCGGCCGCCGCGGCGTTCCAGGCGCGGCATGCGGCTCAGCTCGTCCCGGCGTTGCTCGAAGAGGAGCAGGCGTTCCTCGGGCGACATGGCGCGGATCGCATCGAGGGGATCGGGAGACGTCGCCGGCGTTTCGTCAATCGCTGCGTTGAGAGCACCGTTGTTCTTCTGAGTCTTCTTCTGCTGTGTCTTCTTTGGCGGCAACGGTTGCCGCTCCTGATCTGCCGATTGTTGCCGGTCCTGAGCGGCAAGATTTGCCGGTCCGGGGGAGGGGTGCCGGCCTGGACCGGAAATATCTGCCGGTCCGGGACCGTGCAGCACGTAGAGGTTCGTCAGGTTGAGGCCGCGGCGCCGGACCGAGATGAGCCCGCATTCCTGGAGTTCCTTGAGGTAGGTGCGGATCGAGCGCTCGCTGGCGCCCATGTCGGTGGCGAGCCGTTCCTGACCGGGGAAGCAGCGATCGTGCTGCCAGGCATAGCTGAGCAGCATCATGTAGGTGAGCTTGGCGCCGGCCGAGAGATCGGGGCGGCGCAGGATCTGGTTCGGGATTTGCGTGAACCCGGCGGCGAGCGTCGGGTCCTCGACGATGATGTCGGGACTGCGTTCGGACACAAAACACCCCCAAGCCCTTGACGACCTGGAGGCTTTCCCCTACGATGCGGGTGTCTGGTCCGCTGGCTGGGGAGCGCTCCGAGTCGGCAAAAGCGAATTGTCATGAACGGGCGCCTGCCAGGGCGCCCATTCTGTTGTCTCGCGATACTAGACGGTCATGGTTCCCCCGTAAACAGCCGTTTCACCCGCTGACCCCACGTCATGGGCGCTTGCGGCCCGCCACGGTCGAGATTTGGGACCAATGGGCTATCCCGCAGGGCCTGCAGTTCGGCCCGCGCGGCCGCCAGGGCCTCGCGTTCGGCGCGCAACTCCTGCAGCAGGGCCGTTTGTGCCTCCAGAGAGGACTCCAGGGAGGCCAGCGCGGCCAGTTGCGTCTCGTGGCTGTCTCGCAACGCGCGAAGCGATGCCTCAGACTCGGCAAGCATGCCGCTGATTTGGGGCGCCGAGAGGACCAGTTGCGCCAGCGCCTTTTGCAGATCCGTGGGCGACGAACCGCCCACGAGGACGAGTGCTTCGCCCGTGGGCGGTTCGGTGGACGCCAGATGTTGCGTTTCGGGTATGTTGTTGTGGTCTGCGACATCGCTATCGGGAGTGATGGCCCCGCGCCGTAACCGGATCAGCACTTCATCCACCGTGCGCTTGCTGGCGAGTTCGCGCTGAATCGCCGCCAGGAGCGCGACGTCCTCGTCAGTGAATCGGCGTTGCGCCGGCCCTCCGCTGGCGGTGATGGCGCTGCCGGCCGTGGGGCTGAGGTATTCGGCGAACGTGGCACACCAGCGGCGCAGGGTGGTGGAACTAATGCCGAGGCGATCGATCACCTCTTTCGGGCGGTACATGGTGCTCCTGGCGGGTCCGTGGGCGGTTCATGGTTGATTCCGTGGGCGCATCGTATCACAAAGGCGAGCGCGGTTAGCCCTTGGTTTCCAGGGCGCCCCTCAGCATATAGAGGATTTGGGCGTGCAGCGAGCGATTCTCGCGTCTGGCCAAATCCTGCAGCGCAGCATGCATCTCGTTCGGCATTCTAAGCATCACCCGCGTGATAGTTGACAGCATCACGATACCTCCTCTATGCTGCCACCATGATAGCCATAAACGGTTTAGATCGTCTACACGAGAGGAGGAACGATGCATGTGATCTCGGAGTTGGAAAGCATTATCACGACCGACACGGCTGGCTTTGATGCCAACTCCCGCGACCCGGAGTTGGCGCCCTGGCAGGAGACGAGCAATCCAAAGAGGAGAGACAGGCGCATCCTGAGGCAACAGGGGTTTGAGCTGCCGCTGCGGCGATGGCGAAACCCGAACCGCAGGGTGAATCAGCGGAAAGTGCCGCGGCTGCCGCGCAGTGAGCGAGAGAGTCAAGGAGGAAGCCAATGGAAGCCAAGCGTTGTCACACGTTGATCCGCGACTGGTGGAGGGCCGAGTTTGGCGATCTGGATGTCGTCGATATCAAGGATATGGTCGATCGGGCCATCGCGGACATGCTGGAAGACTCGACGTTCCTGGCCCGGTTCAGTGAGGAGTTCTTGCGACCGGTGGTACTGGAGGTGGCGCGGGAGTTCATTGCCAGCGAGCGACGCGCCTACAAGGACCCGGAGCCCAAGCCATTCGTGTGGCCAACGTTGCGCGAGATCACGAGCGGGGAGGTGGCACAGCGCATCGAGCAGGATGCGCCGAAGCGGGACATGACCAAGTGGTTTGAGCATGACCCCAAGACGGGCAAGTATCTGAGACTCAGCATCATGGTCAAGGAGCAGTGTCTGGCGGCTGCCGAGAATCGCGAGCGGCGTGCCGGTGGTGATCTGACGCGGGCCGGAATGCTGCGTATGGTGGCCGGTCGTCTGGCGCCTGGACAGCGGGTATCGGAGGTATGGAGTGAGGAGGAGCTGGAGCGGCTAGAGCAACAGATCACGGTTGATCGCCCGGTCTACGGGATCAACGGCAAGACGATTCTTGATCTCATGAAAGAGGTAGCGTAATGGCGACGTTTGCCCCGGTCGTCGGCATTTTCGACGAGGACAGTGTCTTTACCACGTACCGCGCGCAGATCACCTTCACCGAGCAGGTGATGGGCGGCATCCCGCAGAAGCCGGAGATCATCGAGTCGTGGTTACGGCAGCGGATCCTGGGCGGCGATCAGGAACTGGCGATCATGCTGCGCAAGACCCTGGAGGATCTGAGCATCGAGGTTCCCGAGGCGGCGTCACGCGAGGAACTGATCGAAGCTGCCAAGAACATCGCGGCGACGCGCAACGGCAACACGTTCCGCCGTGACGACAACGGCCTGGGCATCGCGGCCTATCAGGTCAAGGCGATGCTGAAAGAGGCGACCGCGATCCTGTATCCGTACCAGGTCGAGAAGTGGGGGCCGACCAAAAAGGCGGCACGGGCGTTGCTGGCCGAGCGCATCTTCGTCGACCCGTACCTGATCCCGATGGGCAAGCATGAGCCGGACGGCTCGCACATGCAGGTCGGGCACGTGGACGGACCGAAGGGAAGGCGCTCGACACTGACCTACTATGATTTTTGCGAACAGCCGACTATCGAGTTCACGTTCAGCAGCTCTGAGGACATCATCACCCAAGAGCAGTGGCAGCGGGTGCTGGTGCAGGGGCAGAGGCTGGGGATCGGCGCCATCCGCTCAATGGGCTACGGGCAGTTCAAGGTCACGGGATTCGAGCGAGCCTAGTTTCGTTGTCTCACGACGCCGGCAACGCTTCCGGCTAGACGACTGTCCTCCACGCGGCTACACCAGTCATGCCCCATCGACCATACCGCCCTGGTCGCCGCTCGTCGTCTCATTTCGACTGCCCAAGCCCACGTGTAACGGCCTCAGGCGTCACGAGTCCGGCCCGATCGACCACCCTCGCCGTATCATGGCACCACCAGACAGCGCTTATCGACTGCCCACGACTGCGCCCGCCGCCTCGGTCTGTCTCGCGTCGGCACGATACCCCCCGACTGGCCTCGCCCGCACAGCACTCGACGCCTCACCTCGACCGGCCATCTCAGACCTCGACCGCGCTCGCCAACACTCTGCGACACTCCCCGTCCGCCCTCAGCCGATCAACTCCGCACCCGTCACCGACGACTATCCCCATCTTTTCCGAAGCCGTGCCTTACGATGCGACAATCCCGATCTTGTCAGCTCGGCCCAAAGCGACTCCCCCAGACAGCCCTCGCTTCATCGCGTCCGAATCTGCCCGACTAGCCCAAGCAACCCGCCGCGACTCCGATCAGGACGACGTACCAACCCCCTTCACAAATACGAACGCATGTTCTAAAATGTCCAGAAATCCCCGTGGTGATGCGCGAAACGGCGCGCCTCGGGTGGGCGTTGCAGCTATCACAGATATGAGAAACTGGTCAAACGAGGGGCGGGATATCGCGAGGGAGACAACGCGTGTCATCAGAGCAGCCCAGGGTCTACAGCGTCGAAACACCGGATGGCGAGACCGTTGAGAACCGAATCCTGAACCGCCGTGGCGTGCTCATCGGCTGGGGCAGTGGTTCTGCCGATCACGCGATCGCGTTCGTCGACTCGCTGAGCGATGACGAGGCAGCCAAACTGCGTGCCGTCCAGTACGAGGAAGATCTGTTCGGCGCCGGGCCAGCGTTGCAGTGCATGTGGAACTCCCCACCGCCCTGGCGGTTCCGCAACCGGGGCGAGATCCCGCCCAAGATCGGAGACGTCTACCCCTCGCTTCTGGACGAACAGGGGAGGGTCATCGAGAAGAAACGCCGGCGTTGAGGGCTCAACCATAACGTTTGCGGATAAGTGCAATTAACCGCAAAACCCGAACTTTGGCCTCAGCCTTAGGAAACCCGCCGAAATGCCCGAAACGCGCCCACGGAATCAAAGCAGCCACATGCCCGACATATCCCATTGGGTATTGGGTCAATCACGGGTTCTGGCCTACGATCCGAAACCTCGCGATTGGCGGGTGGTGACCTCACAAGATTCGGTGATATCTGGTGCGGGATATGACGCGTGGCCTATGGATACGCTGGCGAGGGCGGCGCGGATGCCGGTGATGACGGTGTGGAACGGCGCGTCGGGCTGGATGTGCAGCAGTTTGGTGCCGAGCGGCCCCTCGATCGTCAGCATCCACTGGTCGCCGTGGGGTTCGGCCGCAATCGTGCCGCCGATGGTGTCGGGCAGCGTGGGATCGTCGGCCGAGACATGGAGCCGGATCGCGCCGGCGTGGGGCACGCGGGAAAGCCGCGGCCGCTGGGGTTCGGGGAGGTGTGGCTGTGGGTCGCGGGAACTCGCCATCCTGGGCTCCTGTGACGCACTGGTGATTCAGCGTTGAATCGCGTGGCACGAGCGTAGCAAACAGTTTGGCAATATGCAACGCAAACCGTCTATACCGTTTGTGGCTATTCGGCTGCTCCAAAAAGTCGGGAGCCAAGATACTAGGGAGTTTCGATGCGATGCGGAGAGTTCGTGGAGGCGCGAGGACGCGCCAGATCTTCCACGTCACCGAGACGCACCAGTTTCTGGCGGCGGTCGAGTTCCGATACGAACGTGGGTAACTTGCCCTCTTTGACGAGTTGCGTGACCTTGAACCGCGAGACACCCAGGATCTCCTGCGCCTCGCCAAGGGGTACCAGTTTCTCGCGCTCCGACATGCCTCGATCCTCGTCCATCGTGCTTCCTGACACCAACGCGATTATGCGCGATTACGCGAGTTCGTGCCAATATAGTGTTGCTGACTAGGCGCAACTATGCGAGAATGATGTTGGGAGCAATGGAGCATACGTGATGGCAGGATAGGAGTGATGGCATGGCTGCGACGGGTGCGCATGAGCGGTGCGACTATGACGCGACGATATTCGTCGAGGTGGACCATGGTGAAGGACCCAACGAACGCTATCAGGTGGAGGTGGCGTGTCACGACGGTCGCTGGTCGATGACGACACACACGATCATGGATAACGGCGCCTCACATTGGGTGGAGCACGATATAGAAGACGAAGGCACGCTGGTTGCCCACCTCCGCGATCAACCCCTTGCTCCAGATCCCTTGACGGCATTGCGCGCGCTTGTCGGGGGACAGCTCGTCTAGCAGCACTTCAGGCGGTGTCGCGGGCCGTCGCGGGGCGCAGTTCGTTCTGGGCGGCGCGGTCGCGCTGAAGCGTGAGTTCGTGGTTCGCCAGCTCGACGACGCGCTGGAACCGTATCTGGTCGAGCCTGGCGAGGGTCTCGATGAGGTCGGAGAGACCTTCGCGGGGCTGCGGGATGATTAGCGCGCCACTGGCCACCGTCTCCTCGTAGGCGCGGTACCGCTTGTCAGCGGATGGCATGCCGGCCATGTCGGTGTAGTAGTTGTCCGGCCTGCCATAGCGACGCGCGAGGCCGATGAGGCGGTCAACCGGTGGGCGTTTGATCTTGCCTTTCTCGTACGCCGAGAGCTTGGTCTGGTGGAACCCCAGCGGCGGCGCGACATCGGTTTGCTTGAGGCCTAACGCGTCACGGTCGCGTTTCAATGCCTCACCGAGTGAAAGAGGCCGCGGCTCCACGACGTAGGTGTAGCGCTGCGGCGACGTAGCCTCATGGTCAGGCACATCTCTCCCCTGCTCCATAGCGGTCCTCCCGTGGTGATGCATGATCCGCGATCCGTTGGCGGCCGCGCCCGCGCGGCGGCGCGCACATAGTCTATTGCATAACGCCGCTCTAGCCCGTATAGTTCATTTGTGGCTATAGCCATAGACGGTCTACGATATTTCCCCTGAGCGGACACGACGGAGGGCCTGATGACAGCCACAGCCACGACCACGACAGCGCGGCCCGGTGGCCCGGTGGCGCAGCGCCGGCGGCGGGGGTCCGGCCTCCGGGGCGAGACGCGGTAGATGTACCTGGGGTTCGATGGGTGGGCGGATGTGGAGGCGCTGGCGGGCGCGCTGAACTGGACGGTGTCGCGGACGGCGGACCGGCTGCTGGCGCTGGTGTTCGCCGATCAGGCGCGACAGAGCCGGCAACCCGGTGAGGCGCTGGGCCTGGATCAGCGCGATCTGGTGGCGCTGGCGCACCGGCTGATCGCGTTCGACATGGGACGGGAGGCGAATCATGGGTCCGCAGACGATTCTATACACACCTGAAGAGGCGGCATATCAACTCAGGATTTCCCGGGCTTACCTCTATCAACTGTTGGCGAGTGGGGAGATTTCTAGCGTGAAAATCGGTCGCAGTCGTCGCGTGTCCGCCATTGATTTGGCGGCATATGTTGATCGTCTGCGAGGCCAGACGCAGGACAGACCAGACGCCGCTGAGGAGAACGACGGTGAGTAGTTGCCGGAGTTGCTACGCGCGTCCGGGCGAGACGGCGGCGGCGCGGCTGGTGAACCGGCACCGGTTCCGGAGGCCGAGCTTGTGGGAGCGGTTTTGCCGCCGTGTGGAGCGCGAGACGCGCCAATACCCGGACGGCTGGGCGTGGCTGAGGGCGCATTTGCCGCGGATCGATATGGATTTGCTGCCATGACCACCGTCACGTTCTGGTGCTGTCTGGCCACCGCCAAGAACCCGACGCCGGCGCAACGCATCACGGAGGCGGTGGAGGCGGCGCAGCGGTGCCTGGGCTATCTGCCGGCGGTGGTGCATTGCCATCCCGCGACGGCGGCCGAGACGACGGCCCCGTTCGGCGTGGAGATCGTGCCCGATGGCCGGATTAGCAGCCGGGCCGAGTTTCGTTTCGTGCGGGAAGACGATCCCGCGCTTGCACTCTCCGATAGCAAGACCAAACAGAAACGGCGTTAAGCATGTCGGTGCAGATTGACCTCACGTGCGCTACCTGCGGCAGGACATACAGGCGGTACCCGTCACAAGTGAATGGCGCGCAGACGTTTTGCTCGCGCGCATGTCTAGGTGTTTGGCGGTCTCAACAGCGCGGACCTAAGGCCGCGCATTGGAAAGGTGGAGCAACGCGCGATCACGGCCGCGCCCGGATTCACATGCCCTGGCATCACCTCGCGAACTCCGGCGGCTACGTGTATCGCTACCAGATCGTCGCTGAACTGAAGTTGCGCCGTGACCTGATGCCCGGGGAAATCGTCCATCACCATGACGGAGATGAGACGAACGATCACCCGGATAACATCCACGTATTTGCCAACCAGGCCGAGCACGCCAGGCACCATGGTAAACAGCGAAGCCCCGAACAGATGGCGCGTGTCCGCGCCGCCAGGAGAGCAGCATGAGCGATAGTGCCCCCGCATTCGACCCCGCGAAACACCTCACCCGCATCAATGGCAATGAATATCTCGAGGTCCGTTGGCGCGTGAAGTGGTTGCGCGATGATGCGCCAGACAGCCAGATCATCACCGAGATGCTGGAGCTCACGCCGGATTTCGCACTATTCCGCGCCACTGTGACGCGCATCGTTGATGCAGAGGTCGTGGGGGTGGCGACCGGCCACGGCTCTGAGACGGCCGGGGACTTTCGTGACTATATCGAGAAGGCGGAGCAAAAATCGATCGGCCGCGCGCTGGCGCACCTCGGCTATGGCACACAGTTTGTGTCCGGCGAGGCTGAGGCGAATCGCCCGGTGGATGCGCCGGTGGACCGTTCGGTACGGGTTTCACAGTTCCCCTCCCCTGGGCGATCCCAGGAGCCGCAGCAGCGTGGTGGCCATGCACCCGATGAGATCGCGACGCAACGCCAGTTGCGCTACCTGCAGAACGTGGCGCGCGAGGCCGGAATCGATGCCGCGACGTTGGATGAGATCAGCATGGGTGAGTTCGGGGTGCTGGCTGCCGCGTTGACGCGCCGGGATGCCAGCACGCTGATCGACAACATCCAGACCCGGCGCCAGGACGTGCCGCGATGACCGCGGTCGCGCCAGGTTGGACCACGAAGCGGACCTACCGGCGTGACTACGCGCCGCCTCCGTTGCGGCAGGTGAAGGTGCTGCCGATCGACCACTGGACGGCGGAGGACATTCGGGCGCTGCGGCGGAAGCTGGGCGTCTCGCAGACGGTGATGGCGCAGATGCTGGGCGTGCATCGCATCTCGCTGTGCCGCTGGGAGAACGGGGCCAGCGCGGTGGAGATGACCTCGATCCTGCGGCTGTTGAGCCTGCTGGACAAAGCGCCGGAGCTTTTCTTTCTGGAGCCGCGGTGAACGCGGCCGACCAGCGAGTGATGGAACGCCAGGCGCGGTCGGAGGCTGAGAAGTCGACCTGGCCGGAGCGATATGCCACGGTGCGGGATGCGATCGCGCGCGGGTTTGTTCCGGCCGCGTATGGCAAGGTGCAGGGATGGCCGCTGAACACGCTTGATGTCGGCACAACGATCTGGCTGCCGCCGACGCGTTTCGGATATCCGCCAGGCGGCCTGTCCTATCCGCATCACGCGGGAGGTCCGGGCGCGGGAGCGCGTTTTCACGTCTGGTCCCACGATCGCGGGACGCCAGACGAGTTGCGAGATCGGCGTGTATGGATGGCGGGCGCACCGAACGCGATCCTCGATTGCCTGCCCTATCGCTCGTACGGCGGGTTGACGTTGCCGGAGGCCCTGGATCGGTGCGTGGTGCTGGGCGCGCACTATCGACAGCACTTCATCGTGCCGGATTGGGTGGATGAGCACCCGAGGTTGTTGGCACGCGAGTGGCGCGAAATGATCGCGGCCGAGACGATCCCGGTGCAGCCAGCCCAGCTCGATATGTTCGCACCGGTGGCCCGTGACCCGTTCAGTGAGGTCAAGGAGTTCATTCGTGGCGCACTGGCGGGCTATGACGATGGAGAGGCGCTGCAGCTGACCGGGACGACCAGGGATATCTATGCGGTTGAGCGGTTGCTCGATCAGGCGAACTGGCAGCGCGCCAAGCAGGGCGTTCCCAACCCGCCACCGCTGATTCGCGGGACATCGACGTTCGCGGAGCGGCTAGAGCCGGAGATGGAGCACGAGACTGCGGGCGCCCCGTGCAACGAGTCCTGTTGTGAGCAAAGGAGCACCTGATGAGCATCGGAGCCAGCTACCCACACTGTGACAGGTACGTTGAGAGGGAGGCCGAGAGAGACACGATCTCGGAGTTTTTGGACTATTGCCGAGCGAACGGCTTCGTCCTGTGCGAGACGGTAGAAAAGCGTGATTGGAACGACTACTACCCCCTCGTCTCATCTCGCGAGGACGATCTCATTCTCCGATCCCTCGATATCGATCCCAAAGCCCTGGAGGAGGAGCGGCGGCAAATGCTGCGCGATATACGGGAGCACGCCAACATCCAAAGGAGCGCCTGATGAGCATCGGAGCCAGCATGTACCGCATGTGCTGGGGGAAGCGGCGGCATGAGACGATGGCGGACGCGGCGGCGCACGCGCGGGCGGTCAACGGGCCGCGCGGCCGCACGACGCGCAAACTCGAGCCATACAGATGTGACGTATGCGGCGGGTTTCATACCGGGCGGCGTCACCAGGGGCGGCGTGGCCTGGGCGAGCGGCGGGGCCAGTAGATGGCGGCTATTCAGCTCGAGGCCGACGAACGCGCCATCATCGCCGGCCGCTGCAACGGCAAGAGCAACGCGCAGGTGGCGGCCACGATGCCCTACTCGGAGCCGATGGTGAAGAGCATGCTGAACCGGGCGCTACGGCGCTATGTGGCGGCGACCGGCGTCACGATCGGCCAGGGTGGCCGGCTGCCCTACGTCTGCTACCGGATGGGCGTGATGGCTGGGCGGCGTGCGGCGGCATCGAAGTAGCCACAAACGGTCTACGTGCTATCATGATGCGACCAAAAGAAAGCCGCCAGCGTGAGCGCGCTGACGGCGGACCCGACCTGGTAAAGGCAGGAGCGGATAGATGCAGTATAGCCATCTCCCCTCGAAATTACCGCCCACGGTGGGCGCTCATGGCGCGCCACAGACCGCCATATCGGTGCTCTTCCTGGATATCGACGGGGTGTGTAATTCTGATCAGTGGTACGACCAGTTTCTCGCGGCTGGGAACCCGATTCCCCGCCCGCCCCTCGACCGTGAGGCGGTGGCGCGGCTGGATCGGATCATCCGGGCCACCGGCGCCTGGATCGTGCTCTCGACGTCGTGGCGCGGGTATCCCGAGTTGCCACGGTGGCTCATGGAGCACGGGTGCAGCGGCGCCGTCGTGGGCTGCACGCCGCGCCTGGACTATCGGCCACGTGGCCACGAGATCGCGGCCTGGTTGAACCAGCAGGCGAAGCGCGGTGTGCCGATCCGACGTTGCTGCATTCTCGATGATGGCTTCGACTTCGACGGGGTGCGGCAGTGGCTGGTCCGCACCGATCCCAAGTATGGCCTACAGGATGACGGGGTGGCGCGCGCCATAACGCTGCTGGGTGGTGGCTCGTGAGCGCCGCCACGAGCGCCCAGGATGCGCCACGATCCGCCATGGTGCAGTGCGCGCGCTGTCCGGCCGAGATGCCGGACGATGCGGCGATCATCACCGAATGGCTCGATCCTGACGACCATAGCTGGTACACGGAGATGCTGTGCCAGGGCTGCGCCGATCCAGCGGACCTGCTGCTCGATCGGCTGATCCGCGAGGAAGCGGCGCGTCGGGTGGCGGTCTGATGGCTTGCTCATATGGAGGGCGGCGGTGGAGCCGTATCCCATGAAATGGTTTCGCTACTACAGCGAGGCGCTGAACGATCCCAAGGTGCAGACGATGCCAGATTTGGCGTTCAAGTGCTGGGTGAACCTGCTCTGTTTAGCCAACGAAGGGAAACCGCGCGGGCGGTTCCGGCGCGAGGATGTGCCCTACTCACTACGAATGCCCGAGGATCGGGCGCATAAGATGATCACCTACTTCATCGATCGTGGGCTTCTCGAGGAAGACGACGACTTTCTAGTGCCGCACAACTGGGACGGCCGACAGTTCGTATCCGACAACGTGACGGAACGTGTCAAGAAACACCGAAGCAACGTTTCACGAAACGTTCCCCGAAACGGTGATGAGGCGTTGCACGGAACGCCCCCAGAGACAGATACAGAAACAGAGTCAGAAACAGAGAACCCCCCTGTATCCCCCCTGGCGGGGGGAACGCCCGCACATTCCAGACGAAAAACTGCATTACCGGACGATTGGACGGTGTCCGATGCCGGGGTCGAGTATGCGGAGCGCCACGGATTTGATGCTCGCGAGTTGCCTGATTTGGTCGAGCGGTTCCGCAATCACCACACGTCGCGCCGCAATCTCATGGCCGATTGGGATGCAGCCTGGCGCACATGGATCGACAAGGAGCCGGAATTCCGGCGCGCGGGCCGCAATGTCCGCGCCGCGATCAACGACACCATCATCCGGCCATCGGCAGCTCGAGAGCGCTCACCGGAGGAGATCGAGGAGGCACGGGTGCGGCATGAAGCGCGGCGTGCCGAGATCGCGGAGCAGCGGGCCAAGGATGACGAGCGAGCCATCGAGGATGCACGCACTGATCCCGAGCGACCGCCGACAGTTTCTCCCGAACGGTGGGCCACGCTGCTACCCGATACCCGACGCCAGTTGCGCGTCAGCTAGGAGACACCGATGTCTGATCATCTGGGGTCTGTGATGTTCCAGGCGATTCCCACGATCTACGACGGGCATACATTCCGCAGCCGACTGGAAGCGCGATGGGCGTTGTTCTTCAACTTTGCCGGACTGCCGTGGGAATATGAGCCTGAAGGGTTTGCCCTCGAGCTACGCGGTGAGTCGTTCTCATACTTGCCAGACTTCCGCTTGCCCTCGCTCGGATGTTGGTTTGAGGTGAAACCCGAGTATGGGTCGTTTGAGGAATCAGACGTCCTGCAGATTGCGCGGAACACCTACTCCCTGGCCAGAGCAACACAAATGCCTGTCTATGTGGCGTTTGGATCCTTGCGTGATGCGGAGATTCTCTGTTTGCCTGCGGGGGCATCGTTTGGCGAAGGGTGGCAGGTTTCTTGGGGGCGGTGTGCGAAGTGTCTGGCTTGGGGGCTCGGCCAAGATGAGACTGAGCCGCGGCCGTGTTGCGGTGAATCTTGCGGGCGCATTGGCGTTCAGCAGGTTCGTGGCGCGATCGTGGACGCCCATGCGTTCCGCTTTTGGGAGCCAATGTGATGCCCTGCGATATGACCAAATATCACCCGGACTGGAAGGACATCCGCCGGCAGATTCTCGACCAGGCCGACAACCGGTGCGAGTTCTGCGACGTGGCGAACGGCGCGCGGGGCTTCCGCGTGGGCGGCACGTTCGTCGAGGCCGGTCCGCCGGTCTGCGCTGATCCGCACTTTCCGCATCGCTGCCTCACGATCGTGCTGACGATCGCGCATCTGGATCATGACGTGACCAACAACGAACCGAGCAACCTGCGCGCACTCTGTCAGCAATGTCACCTGCGCTGGGACGTGGAGCATCACCAGAGGAACGCAGCGGCTACTCGGCGCACGAAGCGGGTGCTGAGCGGGCAGATGGAACTCGGGGTGGCGTCATGACCGCCCGCCCCCGCGACCTGCTGGTGACGGTCGACGACCCCTACCCTGCTGACCCCCAGTTCCCGCTGGGCGCGCGGGTGCGGATCGTGGACCTCCCGGAGGGCATCCAGGCCTGCCGTCACCTGATCGGCTACAGCGGAACGGTCTGCCGTGTGGGGGCTAACGAAGGGCCGCGCAACTTGACGGTCTGTTTCGATTGGGAGGATGGCAAGCGGGATTCCGGCGGGTTCTGGACGTTCGCGGCCGAGCACCTGGAGATCGTGGAGCTGGAGAGCGTGCCGGCGGCGCACCAGCAGGAAGGGCTGTTGTGATGAAGTGCCTGACGCTGACGGAGCCGTTTGCCACGTTGATCGCCGGACACGAGAAAGCCATCGAGACGCGCGGCTGGACGACGTCGTATCGCGGCCCGATCGCCATCCATGCCGCCAAGACGTTCCGGCGCGAGGACGCCGAGTACGCGTTGGAGTACATGCCGATCCGGGAGGCGCTGAAGCGGCTCGGGGTGAAGGTGCTGGGCGATCTCCCGTTCGGCTGCGTGGTCGCAGTGGCGCGCCTCGCGTGTGTCGAGCGCACGGAGGTGGCGCGACAGGGCCGGTTCGCGACCCAGAACGAACTGGACTTCGGCGACTTTACGCCTGGCCGGTACGCCTGGCATCTGCGCGATGTGGTGAAGCTCGCGGAACCGATCCCGGCGCGCGGTCAGTTGAGCCTGTGGGAATGGGACGCGCCGCCGGCGGTCCTGGACCTCATCGGGCACTCAGTGAAGGAAGCATCATGACAGCCACTACCCCCACGGCCCAGCGGTTCCGTGAGCGCCCACGGCCGCCCGCGACCATCGAAGCCATGCAGATCACCGACAAGGAGGCGTTTCGCGCTGTCTGGTCGTGGATCGTCGATCATGATGGTGAGACATCCCTGGTCGCGGCGCGCAACGGGCTGCCGGATGTGCTGGTGCTCCACGACGAGGACGAGGATGAGCGGGAGTACGAGTCCCGCGCCTACCTGGGCGATTGGGTGCTGCGCCACGAGGATGGTCGATTCACCGTTATGTCGCCCGACGAGTTCGCGCGCCGCTACGAACCGCTGCCCGAATCCGCCACGGCACCGCCCACGGGCGAAACGATGGCGACAAATCAGCCATGACCGATGTAGCCATAGACGGACTAGCCAGAGAGGAGGCGGTGATGCCCGCGTTATCGACCCGTGACCGGCAGATGATGACGTTCCTGGCCCGCTATCAGGCCGGGCACGGCTACGCGCCGGCGATTCGTGAGGTGCAAGCCGGGCTGGGGATCAGCAGTTCGAGCGTGACCGCCTATCGGCTGAACCGGCTGGAGGAGCTGGGGCTGATCGAGCGGGTGGCCGGGAAGAGCCGGGCGCTGCGGATCGTAGGTGATGCTGGACGGTGGTTGCCGGAGGTGCAGGCATGACCGCGCCGCAAATCTTGCCCAGCAAGGGACGGCTGGAGTTCCGCGCGGATTCGGTGCGCGTCACCGTGACGTTCAGCAACGAAACCGAGCAGCGGAACCGGGCCGACAAGCGCGCGGCAGCAGCGGCGTTGCGCGAGTTTGCGGACGCTCTGGAACTGATGACGAGTTCGGTGCAGGTGGAGGTGGTCGATGACCTGTAACGTGATCGCCCGGATCGCGATGCCGATCGTGCTGACGCGGGAGATGACGCCAAATGGGCGGTACCAGGACTTCAACGCCCAGAAGGCCGTAACGCGGCGGCTGCGTGAGGACGCGCGGCGCGCCACGGTGAGCCACACGAACGATCCGGCGTGCCGCGCGGCAATTGCGGCCCTGAAGGCGCACCGGGAGCCGCTGGTGATGGACATTGAGATCGCATGGCCGCCGAGGCGGAAGCGACTCGATGACGATAACGCCAAGGCCTCGCTGAAGCCGATTCTGGATGGGATGGCGGACGAACTGTGGGGCGGCAGCGATGCCCATGTGCGGGTCGGGACGGTCTCGCAGATACGGGGCGATGGTGGGCTGGCGTTCACGTTCCGGGCCGATGAGGGGCAGCCATGAGCGAGTACGAGGCGTTTCTGGCGCGCAAACGACAAATCGACGGCGATCACGGGTTTGATCCGCTGTGGATGCCGGACTTCCTGTTTCCGTTTCAGGCATCGCTGGTCGAATGGGCGACGCGCAAGGGGCGGGCCGCGCTCTTCGCGGATTGCGGCCTGGGCAAGACGGCGATGGAGTTGGTCTGGGCCGAAAACGTGGTGCGGCAGACCAAGGGCCGCGTCCTGATCCTGTCCCGGCTGGCGGTGGCTCAGCAAACGATCAGCGAGGCGGAGAAATTCGGTATCTCGGCCGGTCGCTCACCAGACGGGTCTCTGCCGGCCGAGCGCATCGTCGTCACGAACTACGAGCGCCTGCACCTGTTTCAACCCAGAGATTTCGCCGGCATCGTCTGCGACGAATCCTCGATCCTGAAAGCGTTCGACGGGGCGCGGCGCACGGCCATCACGGAGTTCATGCGGACCATCCCGTACCGGCTGCTGGCCACCGCGACCGCGGCGCCAAACGACTACATCGAACTCGGGACCTCATCGGAGGCGCTGGGCTACCTGGGCTACGCCGACATGCTCGGCCGCTTCTTCGTCAACGATGCCCGCGTGCCTTTCGGGATGAGACGGGGGCCTGAGTGGCGGCTGCGCGGCCATGCGGAAGGGGACTTCTGGCGTTGGGTGGCCTCGTGGGCGCGTGCGGTGCGCCGGCCTTCGGATCTGGGGTTCGCCGACAACGGCTTCGATCTGCCGGAGATCACCTACCGGGAGCATGTCGTGACGGCGCGCACGCCACGAGCAGACATGCTGTTCGACGTCGAGGCGATTGGATTCCACGAGGAGCGGGAAGTGCGGCGGCGCACCATCACGGAGCGGTGCGAAACCGCCGCGGCGCTGGTTGCCGATACCGGAGAGCCGGCGGTCATGTGGTGTCACCTGAACGCCGAGGGGGATTTGCTCGAGCGCCTGATCCCGGGCTCGCGGCAAGTCGCGGGCCGGGATAGCGACGAAGCCAAGGAAGAGGCCTTCGCGGCGTTTGCCAGCGGCGAGGTGCGGGTGCTGATCACGAAGCCGGTCATCGGCGCCTGGGGCCTGAACTGGCAGCACTGCCGGCACCTGACGTTCTTCCCCAGCCATAGCTACGAGCAGTTCTACCAGGCGGTGCGCCGCTGCTGGCGCTTTGGGCAACAGCGGCCGGTGATGGTCGACCTGGTCTGCACGGTGGGAGATTCGGCGATCCAGGCCAATCTGCAGCGCAAGGCCGAGCAGGCGGACCAGATGTTCGCGGCGCTGGTGGCGCACATGCAGGACGCCCTGCACGTGGAGCGGACGATGGCGTACGAAGCGACGGTGCAGGTGCCGGCATGGCTATAGCGGACCAGGTGATCACGGATCGCTACGCGCTCTACCTGGGCGACTGCCTGGAGGTGATGCCGCACCTGCCAGAGGCCTCGATGCATCTCTCGCTCTATTCGCCCCCGTTCGCCGGGCTCTACCACTACACGAGCTCCGAGCGCGACCTGTCGAACTGCCGCAGCTACGACGAATTTTTCGAGCACTACGGATTCGTGGTGCAGCAGATGTACCGGCTGACGATGCCGGGTCGCATCTCGGCCGTGCACTGCATGGATGTGCCGACCGGCAACACCGGCAAGGACGCGCTGCGGGACTTCCCGGGCGACATCATCCGCCTGCACGAGCGCCACGGCTTTCGCTACATCGCCCGCTACCACGTCTGGAAAGAGCCTCTGGGCGTGCGCAATCGCACGATGACCAAGGGCCTGACCCACCAGACGGTCGTGGAGGACTCGTCGCGCTGCACGGTGGCGTCGGCCGACTACCTGCTGGCGTTCCGGCGTGACGGCGAGAACCCGGTGCCGATCGCGCATCCGACGGGCTTGCTCGACTACGCGGGCGAACGTGAGATCCCGGCCGAGTTGCTCCGCTACCGGGGATGGACTGGCAAGCAGACCGAGAACCGCTATTCACACTGGATCTGGCGGCAGTACGCGTCGGCGTTCTGGGACGACGTGCGGATCGACCGGGTGCTGCCCTACGAAGCCGCGCGCGACCGCGAGGATGAGAAGCACATTCATCCGCTCCAACTCGACGTCATCGACCGGGCACTGACCCTGTGGAGCAATCCTGGGGAACGGGTGCTGTCGCCGTTCGCCGGTGTTGGTTCGGAGGTCTATGGCGCGGTGCGAGCGGGCCGGTTCGGGGTTGGGGCGGAACTGAAGCCCAGCTATTTCCGGCAGATGGTGCGCAACGTGGCCCAGGCCGAGCAGGAAAGCCGACAAGAGGACCTGTTCAGCATGGCGGGATTGGAGGTACCGGCGTGAACAGTCAGCAGTTGGCCGATCAGGTGAAGCGATGCGTCCTGATCGCGAATTATGAGGGGCAGGTTAGCGATCAGGTTGCTGAGCAGATCATCGCGGACGCGCAGTCCCGCATCCTGGGCGTGGGTGCCGAGCAATACGCGGAGGGAGATCAGCAGAAGTTCGAAACGATGGCGCTGGCCGAGTTGGTCGAGTACGCGCGGGAGGAAACGCTCGACCTGATCAACTACGGAGTGATGCTCACGCTACGGATTGAACGTCTGGCCGAGATGGTGCGGGCCGCCGAGGCGCGGCTGAGCGACACAGAGGAGTAGTAAACCGATGGCCCGTAAACCCAAGCCCGCGATCCCGTCGCTCGACCTGCAGGAGGGCGACATCGTGGTTGTCGGCCCCAACCCGGTGCTGATGGCCGAGGGCACGGTGGCCACGTTCCTGTTCTACAGCGAGTGCGGCCCGCCGATCATCGAGGTGGCGGACCGTGGGCGGTTCCTGGTGCCGGAGCGCAGCCTGACGCTGCGTGAGCGCCCACGGCCGCCCATGTCAGAGCCGGAAGCGCTCCCGGAGCCGCCGGCGGAACTGTCGAGTGAGCAGAGTGACCGGCTGCTGCACCACATGGCCGAGCGGACCCAGCGCGGCGCCACGCCGGTGCCGACGATCTCCCCGTTGCGCCGCACCGCCATCATGCCGCTGGCCTGGGAGACGAGGACGGACGCCGATGAGCCGTCGCTGCCGCAACAGATCAAGAGTGCGCAGTGGGGCGCAACCGGCATCGCGGCATGGGTGGAGCGGCTGCAACCGGGCAACGACCACGAGTCGGTGGCGCTGCACGAGTTGCGGCGGGCGGCGCAGGAGATGACGTTCTGGCTGGCGGAGTTCCGGTGCGCGCGTGAGGCGGTGACGGCGTGAAGCTCTATGCGCTCGATGGCCGGGTGTTCGATCCCGTGGTGGTGGGCCGCACGGAGGCTGACTGTCTCAGGGACAACCTGCCAGACATGTGCTGTGGCTGTAACGCCTACGTGGGTCGAGAGCACGAGCCGGGGTGCGACTGGGAGCGGTGTCCGCGCTGTGGCGGCCAATTCATCTCCTGCCCGTGCGACCCCTATCTGAAGCCGACCTATAGCGCGGCCGATGCGCTCGATGTGATCGCAAAACTGGCGGTGGCATTGGCGCAGAACGGCTGGGAATGACGATGGAGAGCATCCACGACATCACGCGGGAGGATGTGTTGATCAGCGAGACGACGAAGCGGGACGTGACGGCCGAGCAGGCGTTCGAGGAGGCGGTGGAGGCGTGCCGGCGCGCGAATCAGGAGGCCGAGGCGGCGGCAGAGCGGGCACGGGATGCCCGGATCGCGGCGGTGCGCGCCAGACCGGCCGGGATGACCACAACCGAGGTGGCGCGCAGGATCAACCGCGGCCGCTGATAGCCAGAGACGGTCTATACTGGCTGATCGATAGGAGTGAACACGGTGCTTGTCTACGTTGCTGGCCCACTGAGCGCCGAAACCCACAAGGAAAGGATGGATAACGTGGCACGAGCTTGCGCGGCCGGCAAGGCGGTGCTCGACTTAGGGCACACCCCATTCATTCCGCACACCAACTACCTCTACGCGATCTGGCACGCGGACATGCACGACAGTCAGCCCGACTACGAAACCTTCATGGCCTGGGACGCCGAGATTCTGCGGCGCTGCGACGGTTTGCTTTATTTGGGCGCCAGTCCTGGCGCGGATCGCGAGCTGGCGATGGCCGAGGCGCTGAAGCTGCCGGTCTATCGGGCGGTCGAGGAACTGCCGACGGTGCGGCCGACGGTGGGCGGGTGATGGCGCCGCGATCCCTGACCAAGAAGCAAGCCGCGTTCGTGAGCGCGTATCTCGGGGAAGCCGAGGGCAACGCGACCGAAGCGTGCCGCCTCGCGGGGTACCAGGGTGACGCGCGATCACTGGCGGTCATCGGATTCGACAACTTAAGAAAACCTAATATCTCTGACGCGATCCGAACGCAACTTCAGAGCATCGAACAGCGTGGCATCGCGATCAAACAGCGGCGCATCGACGCCAAGATCGAGCGGTGGCAGGCCTTGATGGCGGTGCGACGTGCCCGCGCCGATGCGTTTCGTGAGCAGATCACCGAGAACCCGAGTGAACCGCTGCCACCCGGCTGGGAGTCGGGATTCCACGTGCGCCAGATCAAAGCGGTGCCGGCCGGTCGCGGTGAAACCACGCTGATCGAGGAGTTTGCGCTCGACACGGCGATGATGCGCGAGCTGGACACCCTGGAGAAGGACATCGCGCAGGAGTGCGGGCAACTGCAGACCAGTGTGTCGGTCCGTCACTCTGGCCGCGTAGACCACGTCGTGCAACGCCCTAACCTGTCGGCCCTCTCGGACGACGAGCTCGAGCACTTGACGGCGCTGGCGGAGCGGGTGGCGGCCGGCGAGGTGAAGGGCTGATGGTCGCCGCGCTACAGGATCTGCTGAGAGCGGCGCCGATTGAGCTCGCGGAGCGGCGCCTGCGGCATTTCATCCCGCAGGCGTGGCACGTGGTCGAGCCGTTCGCGCCCTACAAGCCAAACTGGCACATCGACGCGATCTGCGAGCATCTGGAGGCCGTCGAGGCCGGGGAGATTCGCAACCTCCTGGTGACGATGCCGCCGCGCATGATGAAGAGTTTGACGATCAGCGTGATGTACCCGGCGTGGCGCTGGATCAACGAGCCGGGCATGCGCTTTCTGTACGCGTCCTACTCGCAGGACCTGGCGACGCTGCACTCGGTGGCCACGCGGCGCATCATCGAATCCGACTGGTACCAGGAGCGTTGGGGCGATCGCTTCCAACTCGCCGGCGACGCCAACCTCAAAACCCGTTTCGAGACGGACCGGCGCGGCATGCGCTTCTCGACGTCGGTCGGCGGTGTCGTGACTGGCGTCGGTGGCGATCGCATCATCGTTGATGACCCCCACAACGTGAAAGAGGCCGAGAGCGAGGCCATCCGGCTCTCCGCGCTGCTGTGGTGGGATCAGGCGATGTCGACGCGGCTCAACGATCCCAAGACGGGCGCCCGGATCGTGGTGATGCAGCGGGTGCACGAGGACGACCTGGCGGGCCACGTGATCGAGCAGGGCGGCTATGTGCACCTGAATCTGCCGATGGAGTACGAGCCGGGCGCCGTGCAGGTGACGGGATTCGGCAAGCCGGATCCCCGGACCGAACCCGGGGAACTGCTGGCCCCGGAGCGCGTGGGGCAGGATGAGGTCGCGGACCTGAAGGTGCGGCTCGGCTCCCGTGCCTACGCGGGACAGTTCCAACAGCGGCCGGCGCCGTCCGAGGGCGGGATGTTCAAGCGCACCTCGTGGCGATTCTGGCACCACCGTGACCAACCGCTGCCGCCGGTGCCGCTGAAGATGCCCGATGGGTCGGTTCACCATAGCCCGTGCGTGCCGCTGCCAGAGCGGTTTGCCGAAATGCTGCAGAGTTGGGACATGACGTTCAAGGACACCAAGGCCAGCGACTATGTCTGTGGCCAGGTGTGGGGCGCTGTTGGGGCAGACCGGTTCCTGCTCGATCAGACACTGGCACGAATGGGCTTCACGGCCACGCTGGCGGCGTTTCGCGCGATGTCGGCGCGGTGGCCAGAGGTGCGGCGCAAGCTGGTTGAGGACAAGGCCAACGGGTCGGCGGTGATCGACACATTGCAGCGGGAGATCGGCGGCATCATCGCCGTGAACCCCGAGGGCGGCAAAGAGGCGCGGGCCCACGCGGCCGAGCCGTTCGTGGAGGCCGGGAACTACTACCTGCCGCACCCGCGCATTGCCCCGTGGATCGATGCGTTCATCGAGGAGTTGGCCAACTTCCCGGCCGGCCGGCATGACGATCAGGTGGATGCCATGAGCCAGGCGCACATCAGGCTGGAAGTGCTGATGGCCACGGGTCTGGTCGTTACACCGGGATCAGTTGCGGGCAACACCCTGTTCGGCAGCAGCAGCGCCCCGGTGATGGCGGGCGGCGACAGCGATGGGGACTGGTGGAGTGACAGATGAGTGAGAACGGCCAGACGCCAGGAACCAACAGCGCGCTGGTCGAGATCCCGAGCGCCGGCATCTCGATCGCGCCCGATCTCCTACGCTTCGCCGATCCCGGCGCGGCGGCGGCCTACCGGCCCAGCGGTGATTACGGCTATGCGCGCTACGGTGGGGTGATCTACGAGGATGTCGATCCCCGGCTGACCGGCTACCGCTGGCGGCGCACCGTGCGGCTGATGCTGACCGACCCGGTGATCGCCGGCATGTTGCGCGCGATCACGATGCTGATCCGCCGGGCCGAGTGGCTGATGGAGCCGGCCAAAGACGGCGGCACGGCGGCGAAGGAGGTGGCGGACTTCGTCGAGTCGTGCCGCACGGATATGCGGACCCCGTGGGAGGACACGCTCAACGAGGTGCTGAGCTTCCTGCCGTACGGCTACTCGATTCACGAGATCGTGCTGAAGCGGCGGCTGGGCGAGGGGTCGGTGCGTGGGGGCGTGCGCGTCAACGAGAGCGCCTATGACGACGGCATGATCGGCTGGGACCAGTGGGCGCCGCGGGCACAGGACACGCTGGTGCGCTGGGTGTTCGACGACTGGGGCCACGTGGTGGCGGTGGAGCAGCAGGCGCCGGAGTTGACGGCGCCGGTCCTGATCCCGCTGGCGCGCTGCCTGCATTTCCGGGCCGGCGGCTACTGGGGCAGTCCCGAGGGCGAGTCGGTCCTCAGATCGGCCTATTACGACTGGGACGGCGTCCGCAAGATCAAGACGACGGAGAACATCGGGATCGAGCGCGACCTGGCAGGGCTGCCGGTGTTCCGCGTGCCGGCGCAGATCATGGACCCGAACGCGCAGCCGCACGTGAAGGCGGCCTACGAGGAGTACAAGCGCATCGGGACCAATTTGCGGCGGGGCGATCAGTCGGTCGTGATCCTGCCGTCGGACGTCACGCCTGAGACCAAGACGCCGCTGTACGACCTGACGCTGCTGAGCACCGGCGGGCAGCGGCAGATCGACACCTCGCGCGTGATCCGGGAGCGGACGGCGCAGATGACGATGTCGCTACTGGCCGACTTCCTGACGGTGGGCCACGAGGGGTCTGGGTCGTACGCTTTAGCGCAAGACAAGACGAAACTGTTCACGATCAGCCTCAGTGCCTGGCTGGATCTGATCGCCAACGTCATCAACCGGCAGGCGATCGCGCCGCTGGTGCGGATCAACGGGTTCGATCCCAAGCTGACGCCCACGCTCAAGGCCGGCCCCCTTGACGAGACGGACCTGGCGGCGATGGGCGGGTATCTGAAAAATCTCATGCCGATGGTGTCATCGTTGAGCGCCGAGGATCAAGTCAACCTCTTGGGACACCTCTTTGATTTGGCGGACTGGCCAGCACCGACAACAAAACCAGAGGAATTCCGGGCATCATCCGAAGCGGCATTGGATGAACACGAAGCTGATCCACCAGGCGACCAGGCGAAAACGAGACGAGAGCAAGGCCGTAGCGACAACAAGGACGGTCAGGATGGGGGCGCATCGTGACAGGAAACGCCTCTGTTCCTGCTACCCCCAACGGGCGTGGTCAGCGCCCGTTCAACGCTCCAGCCGCGAGCAAGTCGTTGGGAGATAATCCGATCACGTACACCCACCTCGTGCGCCCAATCCACCATCAACATTGTGCGACCGCCGAGGCTGAGATAGCGGTTGCTTCGCCGGTTGCGGGATTGCTCGCGGCGCGTAACCCAACGCACGTTACCGGGTTCGTAGTGCCCATCATTGTCAATGCGATCCAGCGTATGTTGTGGCGAGGGGGGCAGCCCGACATCAGCAAGGAATGCGGCGAACGAGTCTCGCCATGCATCGCAGATGCGGATACCTCGTCCTCCATAGTGGGGATAGGCATGGTTTCTCGTGTTGAGGCAGCGGGTCAGAATATTCACCCAACAACGGTATTCCTTCGTGCCGACATGGCCGTGCCGATGTTTGGTTTGCGAGATGCGCTCAATCTTGAAGCAGCCGCAACTCGTGGTGTCACCACTGCGCAGATCGTGACCACTGGCGACCGATTCTTGGCCGCAATCGCACTGGCAGCGCCAGAAGACTCCTTTGCGACCGGTTGGGTGCGCGACACGCTCAATGACAATCAATCGGCCAAAACGCTGGCTAGTGAGATCGATAAGGCGCATAACAAAACCCCTCTCTGTCGGGTGTCTCTGAAGGGTGGGGCGCGGTCAGAGAAACCGCGTGTCGGCACGTTAGCTAGACGCGCCCAAGCCCCAATGAATTATGCCAATTATAGATCAGACGCGGTCCACGAGGCGGAGCGCGATCTACTGGCAGCGCGCACGCAACCGCCCACGGGCGATGCGGTGGCTGATGCGGAGGATGAGCAGAAGCAGGAGAGTGCCGCGTGAGCGAACAGACGGTATGGTCGGCTTTCTTGGCCGTGGGCGTGGCAGCGAACGCTGGGTGGGCTGTTGCGGCGGCGGTCAATGGGCGTCCTGGCAACGCGGCTATTTACACAGCCATCGCAGTATGGCTTGCGTTCTTCTCTGTTCTGGTTCTGTTGGCGAGGATTGCGGCATGACTGACCCCACACATACCTGGGAGGACGACGGCGGGCCGTGCGCGCCAGATGGTGGGGTCGTGGCTGACCGTGGCGCGCCATCGGTGGCCACGCATGACCTGGGCGAGGTTCTAGCACGCATGGTCTACGACACCGCGACAGGTTTATCCGCACAAGGGGTGGCATTTGAGGATGCCGGCGATGAGGTGCGGGAAGCGTGCCGAGATTGGGGCGAGCGACAGCGCCCACGGTTCGTAGGGTTCGTGGCTGATTGGCTGGATGCTCAGGGCCTGAATGAACCTACAAGCCAGGGTCGCGGCGAAGTCGGGCTATGGGGGCACAGTTTTGCCCATAGGTGGCGCAAGGAGATGACCGATGCCTGACATGCCGTCGTTCGACGACCTGGTGGCGCGCTGCGAGACGATGGGCTGGGGCTACGAGGTTGGATGCTGGGTCGATTACGCAGAACCGATCGGTGGCGGCAAGGTGGCGTTTGATTGCTCGTGCCGGGCCGAAGTCACGGACCCGCACGGCAGGACGATCACGATTGAGGATGCGAAGACGGGGCGCGAGGCGTTGCGGCAGGCCGTCGAGCTGGCGCTGCTGACCGTGGAGGCGCTGGGCATTGCGGAGCGAGCACGCACCGCGGCCGAGTTGCGCACCGCCATCGAGTTCCCGCTGCACCGCATCGAGGGCTTTGGCGCGCGGTTCCTGGCGAAGGTGCAGGACATCATCGTGTCCGCGTACGTGTGGGCCCGGGGTGGCATCGACCAGGTCACGGACGGCGGGTGGCGCACCGTGGCTGAGTTGGTGGTTGATCAGGGCGGGTTTGCGGAGAAGTTCCTGGAAGCGCTCAAGGGCGGCACGGTCAGCGAGGCGCAGGCGGTTGCCAGATCGCGGCAATACGCGGGCGCGGCGATCGGCGCGTTCGAGCGCGGCAAACTGGCGCAGGTCGGATTCGATGCACCGGTCTATCCAACCGAGGATTGCGAGGGGCTGACCAATTGTCGATGCTGGTGGGAGATCGTGGAGTTTCCGGACCGATACGAGGGCACGTGGCACGCGGTTGGGGACAAATCGACGTGCGGCCCCTGCAAGAGCCATGCGCGCCAATACAGCCCGCTGAAGCAGATGAAGCCCGTGAACGGAGGTGAGAGCGGTGGGTGAGCAGGCGATGGACACCATTGGGCGAGCCGCCAGCAAGCACCATACCGTCAAGATCTTGCGTGTTGGGCAGGACTGGGAAGAGTACGAACCCTATAGCCTGGTGAATCGGCGCGGTGTGCCCACGCTGTTCTGTCGGGAAGCACAGACGCGATTCCGGAAGATGGTTGCCATTCCCGTCTCAGACATTCGCGATGCATACAGCACGGGCGTGACGTTCTACCCGATTTATACGGTTGAGTTGCATGCGCCAGCCGAGATCGAGGCGTGATCGTGACGGAGCGCAAGCCGGTGCAGCCGGCCGCGACCAACACCGAGCCCGCGAACCCGCCGCGCAACGGCCTGGAGGTGCGGCAGGAACGGATGGCGTGCCAGCAGTGCGGCGGCACGCACATGGAGGTCGTGCTGGGCGTGGGGGACGCGCGGCAGTACCGGTGCGTCGGGTGCGGCGCGTGGGTGCCGAGGCCGCGGCGGAGATGAGCACCGTTCGTGTCAGCCCCGATGCCGGTTGGGTCGATGCCAAGAAGCTGCCCAGGGGACCGAACGGGCGGGCACTCTGCCGCAACTGCCAGACCGAGGTCCCGAAGGGCCGGCGCACGTTCTGCGGAGACTGGTGCGTTGACGACTGGGCGACGCGCCATAGCCCGACGTTGATGCGGCAGCGCGTATTTCGGCGCGATAAGGGCGTCTGTGCGCTGTGCGGGGTCGATACCGTGCAGCTCGGACGCGATCTGATGGCCGAGTGGCAAACAATCAAGCGAGGCAACACCCCGGAACTACTGGCCGCTAAGAATGCATTTGAGGCCCAGTATCCCTGGTTTCTGGGACGCCAGACCTACTGGGATGCTGACCACATTCTGCCGGTCGTCGAGGGCGGCGGTGAGTGCACGATCGACAACATCCGCACGCTCTGCATTCCCTGCCATCGGCAGGTGACGCGCGAACTAGCGGCACGGCGCGCTGCACGGCGGCGGGTCGAGAAAGAGCAGGCCAAGGGGATCGTGAGGTTGTTTTGATGGACGACGACCACAATCGGCGCAAAGCCCGGCGGGACAAGCGCCGCGTCCCGAAGCTCACCAGGGCCGACATCCCGCCGTTGGCCGATCTGCCGATGAGCGATCAACATCCCCAGCTTATGGTGGGCCGTGACCGCCAGATCGGGCGCGAGCAATGCATCGCTGAGGGCAAGCACACGCTGGTGCGAGATGACGGCGTGACCGTGACGGTGTTCGGAGGACCGCCCAGGCGACACTACCTGGTGTTCTGTGGTCGGTGCGGAGCGTATGCAGGAGCAGTGAGGGAAGCATGACGACGATTGACCAGAAGCAACAGGCCATCCTGAGCGCCATGTGGAACGAGCTTGAGGAGGAGGGGCCGGTCACGCTTGAACGGCTGACGGAGCGGATGTCCGGCTACATCGCGTGGGACGGGATGCCGACCGACGACGCGGCGCACGTGCTGAGCGTATCGCTGCCAAGGATCGAGAAGGCCGTCACGATCGTTGGTGCGAAAATAGAGAAGGGCCTCAAGCGAGAGGACGAGCCGCCGATCCACGTATGGAAAGAATACGAGGAACGCCAGATAGCCATTGCCGCCAAAGCGCTGTCCGTCGTCACGCCACGGGATGCATGGGAGATGCAATGCGTGCTTCGCAAGGTTGTGAGAGAGATCAGGGGCGATGATGGACGATTCCCCGACCGTCGATGACCTGATCCGCGAATGCGGCGATCTGCGGTGGGTGTACGTGCTGAAGAACCACGGCACGCTGCTGAACCGCTGGGGCCAGCCGATCAACGAGGCGACGGTGACGGCGCGCGGCCGAGAGTTCATGGCGCGCGACGAGGACGCGGCCAAGGCGCTCAACGCGGCGATGAACGGCCTGGCGAGTCTGTTGGAGGTGGAGCGGTGACGGACGACACACAAGAATTGCTCGACAGAATGGGCATTAGCTGGGAGCTCCTGCGGGACGCGCAGGAACTGACGATTCAGGCGTTCGCTCAGATCGGGGAGACCATCTCGCGCAAATTGGCAGAAGTGCGGGAGATGTACCCGTGGTGGTTCGCGCCGCAGTACTGGGCAGGGCTTCCAGTGGAGGCGGGGACGCGTATCGTCAAGCCCGCAAGGGGTGGGAAAACGTTCTTCGGCTGGCGCGATGGCTGTTGGGTTCCGGTGCATCGCGTGCAGGGCGTTGGCTGGGTCTGGAGCGCGTAATGCCTGATTGGAGCTACGCGGACGCGATAGGTCGAGCAGGAGGTGAAACGGTGGCCACAGAGAGCAAGGAATCCCAGAACGAGACGGTCAGCGGCATGGCCCCGATGGTGAAGCAGATCGCGGAGATGATCCGGGTCTACTATCAGGGCCTGGGCGAGGAGATGCCGATGGCGCTGCGGGAGCAGATGACCAAGGACTTCGCGGCCGAGATCAACCGGGCGATGGGCGCCAGGATTGCCAAGGGGTCGAGCGCGGGGGGCACGTGATGACCAGTGTGCTTGAGCGAATCAATGACATTCTGTCGAGCATCGGCGCGGGTGTCATGGAGGCTGTGCACGATTGGACGTGGACGGATACGCTGGGCGCCACTGGGGTGGCGCTGCTTCTCTACGGTCTCCTTCAACTGCTATCGAACGCCGCTTGACACCCCTCCCTTTAGAACATATGATCTAACCATCCCGGAGCGCAGAAGTGCCGAACAGGTAGGGACTGGACAGGCGCCGGGGTGGAGGGACCCCGGCGGCCGTTCCCCGGAGGTTCCTGTGCTGCAAGCGATCCCCACGAGCCGAGACTGCGAGGCCGCGGTCCAGCAGGCCACACGCCAGCGCGCCGCCGAGTACCGCGCGTCACGCCCCGAGTTGACCAACGCCAGCATCGCGGAGCGCGTCACCGGCATCACGGGCCAGCCGGTCGAGGAACCGGACGGCTGGTGGCTGGTGGGCATCATCGACGACGCGATCGGCGATCAGGTGCTGGACGTGCTGTATCGGCCGCGACGGCTGGCGGTGCGGCAGCAGCACCGGGCCGAGACCGCTGTGAGCAAGCCCAGCTATGGCCGCATCTACAACGATGGCAGCGGTGGCTGGCGCGACAGCGAGACCGGGGAACCGGCGCGGTCGGCGGAGATCAAGCGGTACCTGGGCGTGATGGAGACGGGGCGATGAGGGACTGGTTGCAGGCCGTGGTCCCGATCCCGATCCTGATGACGTGGCGGCAGTACGAGTTCTACCAGCGCTGCATCCACGACGAGTCGAGCGATCCCGAGGATTCGCTGGAGGCGCGCCTGGACTGGTGCTACCAGATCGCCCAGGAGCACGACATCTCGCCGCAGTGCTGATGACCGGCGCACAAAAGAAAACCCCACGGCTAGTGCGCTGCTACCGCACTCGACCCGACCCGTAAGCCAGGACGCCTTCGCCGTGGGTAAAACGGTTGCCCGTTTCTGCGGCCATTTATGACCCGGCCACCAGGCTTGCGAGGGCGAACCCTCCACCTCCGGCATGCGGCCGGATTGCATGCAGTCTACTATAGCCATAGACGGGCTTTGGCTATCATGCTATAGTCCCGCCATAACCGATATGGGGCCGACGAGCCCGGCACGGATGCGCCCACGCGCGTACTCCGCGCCGGGCTGTTTTCGTTTCTGGGGCCACGGTGGACCTAACTGACGCCGAACTGAAGGCCGCGATGGACGCCACCCGGGCCGCGTGGCGGGCCGCCAACCCCGGCGTAACAGATGCCGCGATGCCGGCGGCGTTGCGTGATGCCGCCAAGCCGCACGCCGGCCTGCTGGTGGCGCTGTGGCTCAGTGGCGAGACGGCGGCGCAGCTCGCGATCCCGGGCGGTGAGCCTGCCAAGGAGCTGCACGTCACGCTCTGCTATTGCGGCGACACCACGGAGATGGACGACCTGACGCTCTTCCGGGCCGTGGCGGCGGTCGATCGCTCGGTCAGCTACAGCGCGCCGCTGGTGGGCAAGATCGCGGGATACGGGCGCTTCAACGCCTCGGAGACCAGCGATGGCCGCGACGTGTTCTACGCGGCGGTCGATATCCCGGCGCTGGCGGAGCTGCGGCAGGGCATCGCCAACGAGCTGACGTGGGCCGGCTGCCCGCCGCGCGCCACCCATGGCTTCACGCCACACTGCACCCTGGCCTACCTGGACCCCGGCGCCGCGAACCCGGTGGAGGCCGTGCCGAGTTTGCCGCTGCGCTTCGATGCCGTGACGGTCAAGATGGGTGACCAGGGGCTCACGATCCCGCTGAACGGCATCGCGGGTCCGTTGGGGATGGTTGAGGCCTGCGACCGCGAATCCGGCACGTGGGCGCTGTTCAACGAGCTGCAGGCCTACGCGGACGCGCCCGACTGGGCCCCGTTCCTGCCGCAGCCGGGCCAGTACTCGCACCCGCTGTATGGCCAGATCAACCTCACGCCGGAGCGCATCGACCGCTTCGTCGATCAGTTCAAGGCCGGGGTCTACCAGGACAAGTTGCCGGTCGATGCCGAGCACGACCTGTCGATGTCGGGCGCGGTCGGCTGGATTACCGACATGCGGGTCAACGCCGACGGCTCCGCTGACGCGCGGGTCGATTGGAACGACCGCGGCAAGGCGCTGATCGAGGGTGACCGCTTCCGGTATGTGTCGCCGTCGTGGCGCGAGACCTGGCAGGACCCGGTGACCGATGAGGTGTACCGCGATGTGGCGATCGGGTTGGCGATCACGACCCGGCCGTTTTTCAAGGAGCGGAGTGGCTTGCGGCCGCTGGTGGCCAGCGAGGGGCAGTTGTCGGCCCCGGATCCCCGGGACGGCGGGCAAACCGTGACGTGGCGGCGCGATGCTGCCGAGGCAGGAAAGGACGCGGACGTGAGCGATACCGACAAGGACAAGGACAAGAACGTGGCGCCGGTGGCGTTGACCGAGGAACAGGCGCGGCGGTTTGCCGACCTGGAGACCAGGCTGGCGGAGCGCGAGCAGGCGTTCAGCGAGCAGGCGACCAAGCTCAGTGAACTGGAGGCGGCCAAGACGGCCAGCGAGGCCAAGGTGACGGCCCTGGAGGCCGATCAGGCGGCGCTGAAGGCCGAGGCGCAGCAGAAGCGGTTCAGCGACCTGGTGCGTGGCCGCGGCGGCGCCGGTGATGGCGTGGCGTGGGTCGGGCAGCCAGAGGACAACGTGGCCAGCCTGACGCGGTTTGCCGAGGTGTACGGCGAGGACTCGGACCAGTTCCGGGCCGAGGTGGCGCACCGGCAGAAGATGGCCCAGCAGTTCAATGAGGCGCTGAAGCCGATCGGCACCAGCGAGCGGGGCGAGCCGGCCGGTGGGGCGTGGGATCGCATCGAGCAGAAGGCGCGGGCGATGACCGACGCCGATCCGAAGCTCACGCACCAGCAGGCCATCGAGGCCGTGATGGAGCGCGAGCCAGCACTGTACGCCGAGTACGAGCGCGAGCAGCGGTAACGGAGAGCCGCCGGCCCTGAGCCGCGGGAGGGAACGAGATGGCATTCGAGGGTCCTCAGCACAAGATTCCTGGCCTGGTGGCCGGGGGTGACCTGTCGACGAAGCAGTACCACTTCGTCAAGCTCAGCGCCGACAACACGGTGGTGATCTGCGCGGGTACGACCGATAAGCCGATCGGCGTGCTGCAGAACAAGCCGACGACCGGCCAGGCGGCCGAGGTGTGCAGCGCCGGCACGACCAAGATCGTGGGCGACGCGGACCTGACGGCCGGCGACAGCATCGGCACCAGTTCCGACGGCCAGGCCGCGGCCTACACGGTGGCGGACACGACCAAGTACATCGTGGGCCAGGTCGTGGCGGCCAACACGACCGCCGGCGGCATCATCACGGCCGACATCGAGTGCCGCAACAGCCGGGTGCTGGCGTAACGATGGAGGCGCGTTGCCCGCGGTGCAAGCGGCTGCTGATCGCGGCCCTGCGCGGGTGGGCGCGCATCTATTGCCGGCATTGCAAGGAGCATTTCGAGTTCTCGCACTAGGTGTAACTATCGTGGCCGGTGCCCAGTGTGGCCGGTGCCCTTCTCGACAGGAGGGAACCGGTCATGCCTCAACCAACCGCGCGGGACGTCCATGTTGACCGACCGCTGACCAATATCTCGGTCGCGTACATCCAGCGCGCCGATGCGTTCATCGCGTCGCGGATGTTTCCGATCATCCCGGTCGACAAGCAGACCGACCAGTATTTCACCTACACGAAGAATGACTGGTTCCGCGATGAGGCGCGGCCGCGCGTGTCGGGCCAGGAGTCGGCCGGGTCGGGCTACGGGCTCAGCACGGCGTCGTATTCGTGCGACAAGTTCGCGGTGCACAAGGATGTGCCGCTGGACGTGGAGAAGAATGCCGACTTGCCGCTGAACCCGCGCGCCGACGCGACGCGGTTTGTGACTCAGCGGATGCTGCTGCGGCAAGAGACCCAGTGGGCCACCGACGCGTTCGGAACCTCCATTTGGGGCACCGACGCGACGCCCAGCGTGCTGTGGTCGGACGCGTCAAACTCCGATCCGATCAGCGACATCGAGACCGGCATCCAGACCGTGTTGAGCAACACCGGGTTCAAGCCCAACAGGTTGGCGATGGGCTACCAGGTGTGGGCCAAGCTGAAGCAGCACCCCGAGATCGTGGACCGCATCAAGTACACGAGCTTCGGATAGGTCACGACCGAGACGATCGCGCGGCTGGTGGGCCTCGAAGAGATCGTGGTCTGCGAGGCCGTGAAGGCCAGCAACCTGGAGGGCGAGACGGCCAGCTATGGGTTCGTGCACGGCAAGCACGCGCTGCTGGCCTACGTGAACCCGAACCCCGGCGTGCTGGTGCCATCGGCCGGCTACACGTTCGCGTGGCGCGGGGTTAGTGAAGGGCTGGGCGAGAACGTCGGGATCAAGACGATCGACATGCCGTGGCTCGAGGTGACGCGCGTGGAGGGCACGGTCGCGTTCGACAACAAAATCGTGGCCACGGACCTCGGCTACTTCTTCAACGGCGCGGTCGCCTAGCGGTCGGGCAATCCGACCAGGAGAACGAGCCATGCTGTACCGAGTGCTCCGCGATCTGGGCAACACCGACCTGCCGGTCGGCAGCCGCTTCGACGGTGATGCGTTTGACGCGCGCCGTCTGCAGTTGCTGATCGAACAGGGACGCATTGCCCCGATCGAGGAACCGAACGAAGCCATCGCGCTGCTGCGGCAAGAGAACGCGGCGCTGCGCGACGAGAACGCGCGGCTGCTGGCCGCGCTGGAGGCTGCCGGCGCCAACGGTGACGAGGCGCCAGAGGACGAAGCTCCAGACCTGACGAAACGCAAGGTCGATGAGTTGCGGGCTCTGGCGACCGAACGCGGCATCGATGGCGCGGCGGCGATGAAGAAGGACGAACTGCTGGCCGCGCTGGCGGTCGAAACGGAGGCCCTGGATGCCGAACCGACTCAGTAGGGGCAAGGTGCTGGTCGGGAGCGCGGCCGGCACCGTGTTCGCCGTTACGTCGCACCTGTTGGCCGCGAGCGTCGATCGCCACGTGTTTGTGGCGAGCCAGCGCTGCCAGTTGATCGCCATCGAGGAGGTGCACTCGGTGGTCGGTGGGTCGAGCGCGGCCGTGCGGCCCCGCAAGATCACGGCCAACGAGGTGGCGCCCGGGGCGTCGGCCGGCGCGACGTGCATCGAACTCGCGGCCGCGTTTGATCTGACCGCGACGATCAATACCCGGGCCTCGGGAACCATCGTGAGCGCAGCGGTGGCGACGTTCGAGGCGGGCGATCGGCTGGCCGAGGACTTCAGCGGGACGCTCACGAACCTCGTGGGGCATGTCACCTACTGGTTCAAGGTCCTCTGATGGCGCAGTCGATCTACGAGGCCTCGGCGACGCGCGTCGTGGTCATTGTGCCGGACGACGATGAGGACCTGGCGGATGTGCCGCGCGCGCTATGGATCGGCGGCTCCGGCGATCTGGAGGTGATTGCCGAGGGCGACACGGCCCCGGCTGTGCTGATCGAGGGGCTGACGGCCGGCACGTTGTTGCCGCTGCGGGTGAAGCGGGTGCTGGAAGGTACGACCGCCAGCCCTGTGCTCGGGATGTTTTAGCAGCGATGAAGGGAGCACTCATGGCATCTAGCGTCACACGACGAAACCTGTTCCGAGGCCTGGCAGGCTCCGCGCTCGGCGTGGCGGCGGCCAGCGTGGCGGCCGTGTCGGCATCGGCGCAGCCGGTCTCCGGCATCGTGGCCGTGGAGATGGTCGAGATCGAGAGCGACGGCATCGTCGAGGAGATCGTGGAGCGGCTTGTTGCCGAGTTGCGGGCCAGCGGCGATGACGTTCTGGCCGACATCGTGGTGACGCGCACCATCGAGATCGAAACGGAGTTCTAGCGTTGAGCCTGACGCGCGCCGAACTGATCGCCGCGGTGGCGGGTGAACTGTCGGGGGTGTTGACCCTCGGCGGATTCACCAGTGCCGACACGACCGGCAACATGAAGGAGCCGACCGATCGGGCGTTCCGGGCGCTGGGCGTGGGTCAGAACGTGATCGACTACGGGCAGGCCCCGGACGGCGACGAGGAGAAGTGGCTGGCCTATCTGCGGTACTTCACGATCGACAAGGCGGTCTGGAACACGACGTCCAAGATGAACGTGAAGGCCGGGAGTGCGGCGGCCAATGCGCGGGAGCAGCACGAGAACCTGCTGCGCCTGCAGGCCTCGGCGCTGGCGCTAGCGCAGCAGTACGGGTTGCAAGTGCCCGGGAACGGCCAGAGCGGCTACATCCCGATCCCCTTCGGCGGTGGGATCGACCAGGCGCAGCACGACGCGACGGCCGACGATACCAGTCTGGTTCCGCCGCTGTTCAGTGTGCGCGATCTCCCGACCGTGCCGGCCTGGGGTGAACCGTGGTAGCCCCCATATTTTCGCCGGCGTTGCTGGATGAGATCGGGGCGGCGGTCGCGGGGCTGCGGCCCAGCAGTTGCGCGATCAAGCACAGCACAGCCGTCGATGCCGAGGGTGTGCCGACCGGGGGCAGCGCCACCACGATCGCGACCGTCTCGTGTCGCGTCGAGCCCTCAAACCGGCGGGCCATTGAGGCGCTGTTTGGGCCACGGGAGGGCGTCGAAACCGATCAGATCATCTTCGTTCCACGTGGAACGACGGTCACGGCACGCCATCAGATCGATGCCACCATCGAGGGCGTGACGACCACGTTCGACGTGGTGGATGTGGCGGTGGGTAGCCACCTGGCCGAGATCCCGGTGTTGTGCGCGAGGGCCGCCTAGATGGCCGCCTGGGTGCCTCAGCTCGTGGTCAGGGGATTCGTGCAGGCCACGTTGGCCGCCGACGGCGATGTGCTGGACGAGGTGGCGGTCGGTCAGATCATCCCCGACGTGGGGGTGCCGACCACGGAGGCGCGGACGCTGGTCCATGAGTTCGCGGGCGCGATGAACCTGGCGGCCGCGATCGGCGGCGCGATCACGCAGGCCACGATGTCATGGGACGTGACCGGCTGGGAGCCGAGTCATTCGCGGCTGTCGCTGGCGCCGCTGATGGTGGCCGTGAAGGCGGCGCTGATCGGCGGGGACATGCGGGGGCGCACGCACCTGTTCAGCTACGGCGGGCAGGGGTTCGCGATCGACTGCGACCAGAACCTGCAGGATGCGGGGGTACCGATCGGGCTCGATCAGTCGGCCGCGCAGGTCTGGGCTCCGGTCAGAGAGAGATATCGCGTCACCGTGCGGCCGCGCGCCGCGTAGGAGAGAGGCAAACGATGGCCAAAGAGGTCTACCGGATCGTGACCGCCGAGGGGCACGAGTACGACTATCACGGCACGGTCGAGCAGTTGAAGGAGGCGCATCCGGGCGCGCGGATCACCGGGCGGCGGGTCGTGAACTCGGTCGGTGAGGGGAGCTACGAGCCGTACACGATCCCGAAGGCGCGGGCAGCCGAGCGCAAGGAAGCGGCGGCCGAGGAAGCGCCTGCCACGAGCGGCGCGCCGGCGAAGGTGACGGTCAAGGCCGCGGCAGCCAGCAAGAAGGGCGAGACGACACCGTAATGGCCGCGATTCGACTAGCGCACGAGCTTCCATGTGATGCGCTGCACGGCGTTGGAAATGACGCGGGTGTTTACATCAAACTCGCGCGCAATTTCCGCAATCGTTTCTCCATTTGCGTGGCGCTGTCGGATGTCGCGGACTTTCTCGGGCGTCAACTTGGATGTGGGCTTGGCATCACGGCCCTTCCGGACCTTGTCTTGGGCATTGTCCGAAACGGTACCCAGGAACAGGTGACCGGGGTTGACGCAGGGCGGGTTGTCGCAGTGATGGCAAACAAGCATGCCATCGGGGATGGGTCCGTTGTGCAGTTCCCAACTGATGCGATGGGCGTGGCGCGGCTTTCCCTCCCAGGATCGCACGCCGTACCCAGCAGTATTGCGATGCCCCAACCATTCCCAACAAGCATCGTTGGAGCGTTTATCCACCAGCGACCAGAAGGCGGCTTCGGCGGCCTCCGGAGATTGTCGGAAACCTTCCGCCTGACACGCGCGGCTGCAATAGGTGCGTGGCTTGCTTGGCATGAATCGGATTTCGACTCCGCACGAGGCACAGGCGCCAACGCCGCGATGTCTCCCCGTTCTCCAGGCGTGGTAGCACGCCCGAGAGCAGAAGCGCACAGCTTCCTTGCGAAGTTGGTAAGGGAGGACGTAGAAGGAGGTGCCGCACTGCTGGCACGTGCATGGAATTTTGCTACTCTGAGCGTGCATTCTCTGAGCCTCCTAGACAGGCTTGGGGGTGCCGTGCCGGGGACTGTTAGCCGCAGTCGCCCGGTGTTTTCATGCCCAATTTTACCAGAATGGGGCGTGTGATATGGCCGCAATATCGGTGCGAGTGGTGGTGAAGAAAAACGAATTCCCCTCCTGTCCCGCCAAAATGGCGAAGGCCGTGGGAGATGCGTTTAACCAACTCGGGCCGCAACTCTTGGAGCAAATGAAATCCGCCACGCCGGTGGACACCGGGGAGTTGCGCGGCAGTGAGAACGCGTCGGTGGGCAGCAAGGAGCTGCGGCTGACCGCCGGGACCGATCACGCCGGGTTCGTGGAGTTCGGGACGCGCAAGATGGCCGCTCAGCCGTTCATGCGGCCGACGGTCGAGGGTGCGGGCGGCGCGGTGGGCGCGGCGATCAGTGAAGCGGCATCGGCGGCGTTCGGGTAGCGGTGATGGCGATGGCGGCACAGCAGACACCACAGAGGACGCGCCTGGGTATCCCGATTGTGCCGCAACTCCGCTGCGCGAACCCACGCTGCCAGAAGGTGCTGACGCAGCGATTCGAGCCGTGGCGGGGCGATCCGGAGTGGATCTACTGCCGGGCCTGCCGCAAGATGAACCGCGTGTCTGAAGAGGGTGTGTGGCTGGTGGCGCAGGCCGGAGATATGCAGCCGATCGCCCCGTAGTGCGTTGATGCGACGCGGATGGTCCGCGTCACAACCCAATCAGAGGGCCGGAGTCCCTGGAGGACCGGAGCCCCTTTGCGAAAGCAAGGAGCTTCGGTCATGCCTCAGAACATCTACCCCTTTCAGGGCGCGGAGACGCGGATCGTCCGCGAGACGGCCTACGGCACGACGCCCGGCTCGCCCGCGTGGAAGCGGCTCAACGGCTTTGGCGTGCGGCTGAAGCCGACGGTCGAGATTGACCCATTCGCCCCTCCCGGCGCGCTGGTGCCGACGATCTCACTGGTCAATGACGATTTCTCGGAAGGATCGGTCGAGGGGCGGGTCGATTACAACGGCCTGGCCTACGTGTTGTCGGCCCTGTTCGGACAGCCGACCATCACAGCGCTGGGCGGATCGCCGGCCGCGTACCAGTGGGACTGGGCGTGGAACGGGCGACGGCCGCTGCGGCCCGTCAGTTACACGATCCACCAGGGGTTCCCGGAAAGCGCCGATGTGGCGACCGGGTTCATTTTCAACACCCTGGAGGTGAGCGGCGGCCGCGCCGACGGCTTCGATGTCTCGGGTGACGGGTTCGCGAAGGCGCTGACGGCCGGGCAGGCGCTGGGCGGGATCACCACTGAGCGCCAGACGCTGACGATCACCGGCACGCCAACCGGCGGCACGTTCACGATTACGGCCTACGGCGAGACGACGGCGGCGATTGCCTACAACGCCAACGCGGCGACGGTGCTGGCCGCGTTACTGGCGCTGAACGCGTTCGAGCCAGGCGATCTGGCGGTGGGTGGCGGCGCGCTGCCAGGTACCGGGGTCACGATCGACTTCCTGGGCTACTACGCGGGCCAGAACGTGCCGCTGATGACCACGACCGACAGCCTGACTGGCGGCACCGCTCCGGCCAGCGCCATCGCGCAGACGACCGCGGGCGCTGACAGCGTGACGGACGTCCCGGCGGTGCCGGCGGGGGCCGTGCAGGGCAACGTCTACCTCGATAGCTCGTGGGCCGGCCTGGGCGGTACGCAGCAGCTGTACATCTACGAGATGGGCCTGTCGATCGGCGAGCGCATGGAGCGGGTGCGGCCGATCAACAAGAGCAAGAGCAGCGACGGCGTTATCGACGTGAGCGATCAGGAGCACATGCTGACGCTCATGTTTGGCCGCAACGCGGTGGCTGACGCGCAACTCGCCAAGCTGCGCGCTGGCACCCCCAGTTTCGTGCGCGCCGAATGGGAAGGCGACACGATCAGCGGCTCCAACGAATACCTGTTCCAGGCCGATGCCTGTGTGATCTACCAGGAGGCCGGGGAGCCGGACGATCAGGACGGCGTTTTCGCGACCGAGTACAGCGGTCGCATCTCCATCGATGCCACATCGGGCAATGCGATCGCCCTCAAACTCGTGAACACGCTTTCCGGTCTCTAGGTCGGCTACGCGGGGTGGCCGATGTCCGGCTGCCCCTTAGCACCACGCCAGTCGAGGACAGTCCTCGCCGAGCATGACGCCCGAGGTCCTGGGAGGCCCGGAGCGAGAAAGGAACCAGCAGATGCCGAGCATCCAGCAGGTGGCGCCACGCGATCAGACACGCGGGTTCGTGGTACGGGTCGACCAGAAGGACAGCGATGGGCACGTCGTGGGCGTGACCGAGGTGCCGGTCCGCTACTACCCGAACCGCATCACGCTGGGCAAGGTCGAGGTCCAGCTCGACGAGGATGAGCTCGAAAACCTCACCACAGAGGAGATCGACGCGCTGCAGTCGGCCTCGACACTCTGCAACTACCTGGAGTGGTGGGACATGCAGGGCGAGTTCCGGCATCCCTACACGGGCGAGGTGCTGGTGCCGGCCGGTGAGGACATCCCGCTCGATCCACGCATCGTGCAGTGGATCTCGACACCGGTCATCAGTGAGTTCATGCGGCAGCTCACGGAAGAGGTTTTCCCAAAACCGAAGGACTCGCGGAACGAGCGCAGGCGCTCGCACTTAGGGCGAGTAACCCCGATGCGTTCGCGAACGCCGTAGAGCACTGGGAGCGGAGCGGCGGTACAGAAGGCGTGCCGCCCGTTTCGCCTGATCTGGACGAGGACCTGATGGCGATGCGGCTGGGCAAGGAACTCGGGATCCCGGCCCACGAGGTGATGACGCAGCCGGCGCACTGGCTGGGGGCGGCGATGACGGTGCTGGAATGGAACCGGCTGGAGGCCGAGAAGGCGAGCAAGCGGCATCGGCGGGGATCAGGCAAGCCGGCGGCGAATCCACGGCAGAAGCGAGGCGGTTGATGTGGATGCCGTAGAACTACGGTGCCCGCGGCATCTGCACGGCATCGCGGTGGGGGATGTGCTCGAGGTGCGGTGCCGGGAATGCGCCAAGCTGCGGGGGGCGCCGGTCATTCACCGGTGGCGGATTACGGCGGATGGGGCGGATCTGCTGGAGGATGAGGGCACGGGAACAGGAGAGGGGGAGGATTCGTTACAATGGCAGGGTTCTCCTCCCAGCTGCGAACTGGGTGGGGTGCTGCGATAGCCGCCTAGGCTTCGTCTAGGCGGCTATTTTTGACTCGTCTTCTCCAAACCTCAGCCACAACGGATCCACCTTTAGCGCCGCGGCGATTCGCTTAACCGTGTTTGGTCGCGGGCTGTCTAAGGCACGAGCCGCGATCTCCAGCCTGCGGGTAACGGTACGAGAAGGTGACCCGCCAGCGCCCGCGTTCGCGTCGGTGGTGGTACCAGAGTACGATGCGGCTCCAGACGAAACCGACGATCCAAAGCCGGAGCGGCCCACGTACGTCAACATCGGACGGATCGAAAGCAACGACGATTTGCGGCGTAGCTTCCTGTGGGGGGAGTTGCGCTACCTGGAGGGGTGCCTGGCCCGGACGGCAATCTACAGCGAGATGGAGCCGTTGCGCGAGGCAGCGCAGCAGGTACGCCGATCATTGCGCCCGGTCGTAGAGGCGACGGTTTCGGTCGCGGATTAGCTAGTATTCAGTGTGAATGGCCTGGCGAATCGATCATTCGGCCAGGTTGGCATGGCGCGGCTAGGCGAGGCACGGTAAGGCTTGGTCTGGCGGGGTTTGGCAGGCATGGCGCGGTAAGGATGGCATGGCAGGGCCCGGCATGGCGGGGCTTTGCACGGCTATCGGGAGAGGAGCAATCCTCTCCCGTTTTCATTGCACGACGGGAATTAGACCCAGTAGAGATCGTCGTCGCCTAGGATATCCACGTTGTACTTGATGACGACGCTAGTCGCTGAATCCTGCACTTCAATCAGCACAATGCCCGAGACATACTGACCTGGCCGCAAATTTCCGTCGTGGAGCAGTACACCGGCATTATCGATGGTCACCGCATCGTAGACAGCCTTGGTGGCCGTGTCGATTCCGCTGAAATCTGCTTCGTTATAGCTGCGGTCGCTGCTATCAACGTTGGTCATGGTGACGTTGAGAATGAGTACCTTGTGCCCACCACGCGGGATCGCGTTACCAAATCTGGTGTCGAAATACGCACTATCGACCGACACCTGGATGCCTTGTGATTCAAGCGAGACGCCAAGCGGCGCGGGATTCGCTGCGGAAGAACCAGGTAGGGGCGTGGGTGTCGGGACGGGAGGCCTCGTCGGAGACACCGTTGTTGTCGCTGACGGCATGCGCGTTGCGGCAATCCCGCGAGGCGATGGGGTTCTCGGGCGTTGAACTTCATGCAGGGTGAGCCCGACCACCAGCAATAGCACGATGGCGATGAGGATGCGCCAGGGGAAACGACGCTTCTGCTTAGGTGCTGGTTGCTGAAGAGCGGGAAGGGGCGGGCCCAACTCCGAACCGCAAGCATGGCAAAAGCGAGAGCCTGGTGAGGCAGCCACTCCACATTGAGCGCAGTACCGCATCGTTTGTGAGGTCAACAAAATCCTCAAGTCTGTACTGGTGGGACGGACCCGAATGATATAATGCCAGTGTCTAGCTAGATAGCCCCTCCGTTGACGCCTTTGAGCGCTGGAGAGGGCTCCCGAACGGGAGTCTTCCATGCGCCGAGGCGTTTTTTTACATGACTCAGCAGCACCCAACCTCTCCGATACATTTGTAATATACAATCATCTATACCCGATAATACCTAACAAAAGATATGCAAAATGGCGGTAGTGGCTGAACTTGTCGCCGTTATCAGCGCCGATACCTCAGGCTTCGATTCTGCGGTTGAAGGCGCGAACCAGAAACTCCAGGAACTGGGCAAGAGCAGCGGTCAGACTTCCGACCAACTCAACGCGGCCGGAAAGTTCATGGCGGCCGCCGGGGCCGCGATC